TTACAATAGCTAGTACTAATTTATCGGATGCAGCAACTTTCACAGCACCAAAATCAACAATTTTAGCAACCGCTAGGACTATTGCTGGACAATCATTCGACGGTAGCGCAAACATTGCAATAGCTTTAAGTGATCTTTCTAATGTTCATACAACAGCACCTAGTAGTAATCAAGTACTAACATGGGATGGAACTAATAGCAGATGGGCACCTGCTGATTCTTCCGGTGGTGGAAGTTACACTCTTCCAGCCGCTACTTCTTCTTCATTAGGAGGTATAAAAGTAGGGTCAGGTTTGGATATAGACGATAGCACAAGTGTTCTTTCAGTAAATACAACAACTATGGATGGTCAAACTCTTGAAACATTAGTAGGTGTTTGTGATGGAAGGTCAGTAACAGTTGAAAGTGGGACTTATACATTACCTAACGTTACTAGTTCTCAATTTACAACAACTAGTTGGGTGGATATAACAGGTAGTAGTATTAGTTACAACCCTCCTACTGGAACTAAACAAGTTTTATTTGAATTTAATTTTTCAGTTGACCCTGATCACGATAGCGGAAATACTAGTTATGATACTAGGTTTATTTTTATGATACAGATGTTAATTGATGGTACTGCTGTTACGTCTCAATATCTTGGAGTAGGTGATAATCAACACAATTGGGGAGAAAATTATACATTTATAGGTATAATAGACATAACAGGAACAGATAGTGTATCAGATGGTAAATTAAGTTCATGGAGTTCAACTAAAACAATAAAATTACAAGTAGCAGCTTATGATAATAATTATCGCCATAGGATGCATAGTATTAGATATGGAGGGTTTCCTGGTTCAACATCTACAACTAATACTCTTAGTAAACCTAAAATGAAAATCCAAGCCATCGGTCAAAAAACAGTATTTACTTTGGTATGATTTCTACTATCGTATGTAGAATTTATAAATAATATTTCTAATAAATAATGATAATCATCTTAATATTGTTGATAATTTTCATTCTTTATTTTTTGTTTAAAAATGACGTAACCTTAATTGGTAAAATAATTAATCCTGTGATAGCTAGTTGTTCATTGATAGGAAATGAAGTTATGTATAATACTGATACTTTAGAAACATCAAAAGAATTAGTTAAATTTTGGAAAGTTTTTAGAAAAGAAGCTTTAGAGACGTACGAAAATTATTCCACTATTAGAGGAGATATGTTTTTCGAAGATATAGTAAAAACAGATAAAGAATGGAAAAAACTTTACATCAAATGGCATTCTGATATTGAACCAGTAGCTAGGGAATTATGTCCTGAATCTTGTAAGATTATTGAAATGTTTCCAAATGTAAAAATAGCAATGTTTTCAGTACTATCTCCTGATGCTAAGATTGTAGCTCATAGAGGAGTGTATAAAGGATGTTTAAGATTTCATTTAGGTTTATCTACACCCAATTCAGATGATTGTTTTATAATTATAAATGGAGAGAAATACAGTTGGAAAGATGGAGAAGGAATTTTATTAGATGATACTTATTTACATGAAGTGCATAATAATACTGAAGAAACAAGAATAATACTTTTCTGTGATATAGTAAGACCTTTAAATTTTATTGGAAGTAGTATTAATAATATAATAATGAATTTGTTTGCAATTTTCACTCGTAGAAAAAATATTTGATATAATTAATGGAAGGATTAGTTAAAAAGAGTGCAGATATATCTCTTAAAGTTCAAATTATAGCAGGTATTTTAACATATCTAGGAACTAATACTAATGTATCAGCCAAAGATAAAGTTTTAACTGAACTTTTAACATTAGAAACAATAGTTCAAGTTATTGAAATAGTATTCTATATATGGATTACCCGTTCTATGATGGTAGCTGAAAAAGTTACGCCTAGAAGATACATTGATTGGGCAGTAACAACTCCAACGATGCTTTTTACTACTATAGTTTATTTAGACTATATTCACAAAAAAGAAAAAGGAGAAGATACTACTATCACAATTAAAGATTTTTATAATCAAAATCAAGATGAAATCAAACAAATGTTTCTTTATAATTGGTTAATGTTATTGTTTGGATTCCTTGGGGAAATAGGAATTTTACCATTATACATAAGTGTATCAATAGGTATTATATTTTTCATGATGTCATTTAAGATTGTCCATAAATATGCAAATAAAACAGAAAAAGGTAAGAACTTTGGAACATTATTTACTATCTTATGGGGATTGTACGGGGTAGCTGCAGTATTACCTTTGAGTGAAAAAAATATAAGTTATAATATTCTTGATATCTTTTCAAAGAACTTCTACGGATTATATCTTTTAATGGAAGTAAATAAGGTACGTCAATAGTCATATCGAAGGTATAAAAATTATACATTTAATATGCTTATTTTAATTAAAGACTTTTTACAATTTCTTGCGACATTCTTGAACCATCATAAGGTTTTACCATTCCACTTTTTTTCATTATCAAAAGTGTTGGGAATCCTCTTGATTTATATTCATTCATAATAGAACTTGTGTGTTCGTTTTCGTCAGTAGCAACTACAACTGGATTCGTCATTGCTATTTTGTCAAGTTCTCCACTTTCCTTTAATCTTTTACAATGACCACACCAATCAGCTAATAAACAAATTAAAACCCCTTTACCAGTTTCTCTACATACAGTTTTTGCAGATTCAATTGGATTTTCTTTATTTGGTACATTAATTATTTTAGGATTAGTATCAGAACTTTTAACACTATTACAACTACATGCAGCGATCATTGCTTCAGCTGTTCTTGGTCCTTCGTATTTTCCAAAACCTCTTTGTTTACAATGTATAGCAATAGTAGGGAATCCTCCTGAACCAGTTTCTTTCATTATTTTTTCAGCTTGTTTATGTTTTTCATCTACTACAACGACAAGATGAGATTTAGCTGCTTTTTGCAATTCACCTGATTCGTAAAGTTTTTTACAATAACCACACCATTCAGCTGTTACTGCTACTATAGTACATTCGTTACCAGAATGTTGACTAATAACTGATTCAACTGTATCACTATCAGTTAATTTATGATATCTTCCTGCTCCTCCTAATTGATTTACAAATGTTTCAGAACGACCTAATAAAGTATTTAACATTTTTTTGAAATAGTTTTGTTTTGCCATACAAAGGCAAATATATAAAACTGTGAATAATAATAAAGCTTTTATCAAAAACTTTTTTTGACCTTTCTTGTCTTTTGGGATTTTCACCATTATAATAGTAACTTAGAAAAAAAATATATTATTTTTTACAAAAAGATGATAAAAATAAACTGACACTTATTGTTCCTAATAAATGACCAACATGACAATTTAATTGCATTGCTCTATAATTACGCAACCAAGCTTCTCTTTGTTTTTGTTCTTCTAAATGAATTATCATGTAATCACTTTTAGGATAAACCTTATAAATGACAGCTGATAAAAAAAGAGTAATAGAAACTGCTATACAAAATAATGATTTTCTATCATATCCTTTATCCATACTCATTTTAACTACAAGTCCTGCAAAAAATACAGATAATAACAAACTCTTATAATAAATTTTACTTCTTTCTTTAACTATACCTTTGTATTTTTCTTTAAGTTCAGTAGAAAGAGTAGCTTCAAATTCATCAAATTTAGGGTCTTGTACAGCTTTTGTCATACAAATAATCATACCTATAAATAAAATCATGGCAACAGCACAATAAGGTTTACAAATGTACATAATATAATCTATATAAATATAAAAAACCATCATAAAAAATGGAAAATAATGATTTCTCTTTTATGAAAAGCGGTTTTAACATGTTACAAAGTGAAAGTAATGTGAGTGAACAAGAAATGAAAGAAATCCTAGCTAATTTTGCTGTTGTTATGGATGATGCAGTAAAATTAGCTGAAACTTATGTTACTCATGCAAATAGAAACAGCATTACCCCTGAAGATATTAAACTAGGGCTTATGTTTAGAAATTTTTATAATCAACAATTTTGGTCTCAACCTAATGCTTTACAAAAATTAGAAAATTACAAACAAATTATTAATAACGAAGAAGAAGAAATGGAGATGGAAGAAGAAAACGATGATATTGAAATGGAACAACCTTTTTCTGTATCAAATTGTCAATGTCCTACTTGCAAAGGTTTGAATAGTATGTTTAACGTATGGAATACCTGGGAACCACCAACTGTACATCAAAGAATTGTCAAGAATGTTATTGATAATATGTAATTATTTTCAAATTTTAAAAGGTATAGAAAAATATAGACATTATAAATAGAATGTCTTGTTACTGTAATTTACCAGCGAAAAGTTATACCTGTTTAACAACAGGGTACAAATATTATAGGTGCTCTAGGACAAAAAATGATTGGATTTATAAACATAAAAAATGGACAGTCGTAAAGTCTAAACATCAACCATGTAGTTTTAGAAAAATAAAAAGAAAATTTTTAAGTACACATAAAACCTTAAATTATTCATGGAAGAAATGGAAAAAATTCCATATAAATCTTAAAAAAGAAAGAATGGTTAATGAGACTAAAAAAATAGATAGAAAAACACCATGTCTCAAAGTAGAATCAATGATATTACAATTGTATTTTATTCATAAAAAATTTGAAGATGATGCTCTTTATGTTGCTAAAATTGAAAAAATAATGTTGATTAAAGGTGTCTGTTTAAAGTACAATTATAAATGGTACAACCCTAGAAAAGAAACATTTCAAAAATTTATTGAAAAATTACACAAATATTTCAAGGTGTCAATGGTTTTCTTTAAACCTTTACCAGAAGAAAGATTTCCTATAAAACCTAATGTGAGACTTCCAAAAAATACAACTGAGTCTGTTACGGAAATATGTAACAAAAGAATAAAATTTATTGAAGATATCTCTAGGATTAAACCTAATCCTATAGATACACTTAATAATAAATTGAAAAATATTATTTTAGAAAATAAAAAATACAGAATGTTAAAGAGAAGAGAAATGAGGAATAGAATAAAATATAGTTAATTTTTCTTCCTTTTTGTACTGAATCCTGCAGCTCTAGCTGCTTTCTTATCTACTTCAAAGCTTATCTTACATTTAAGAGGTTTAGTTTTCTTTGAAGCAGCTAATACACATCCTTTAACACGTTTTGCAGCTTTTATTTCTTCAGGAGTAGTTGGTTTACATTTAGCTCTGTAAGAATCATATCTTGGTTTTATTTTATTCTTAAAGTCTTTCAAACTTAATTGACATCTTCCTAATTTTGCATTAACTTTATTGTGTATTAGGAAGATCCAATAAGCTACGTTTTCTCTACAATTCAAAAACCTAGTTATTGGAAGCTCTTTATAATATTGTTGATAACTCATTCTACAGTATTTACAAGGAAGTATGTATCCAATACTTTTAAAAAAGTTTTTATAATTTTTACGATCTTGCCTTGTTGGTTTTAATGGGTAATTATGAGCTACTGTGTGCAAAAATACCCAAGCAGGAGGTCCCCATACTTTTGTACGCATTCCTTCTTTTTGTTCCATTTGTTTAAATTTTGACATCATTGGTATTGCTAATGGTCTTTCTGGTGCTCTTCTAGACATTACTAATAAACAACATTTTTTTTATGATTAATTAGGACAAGGTTTTCCAGTATTTACCCATTGTCCATTTTGACGAATCCAATGTTCAGTTTGAGCAACACCCTCAACTAAATGAGGTTGTCCCCTAGATGTATATTTTATACTACACATACCATTACCACATACCCACCACATACCCTTAGGATTTGTAGTGTAAGTTTCATTTTTTTGTAAAGTTGGAGCTGTAAATACAGATGCTGGGCTCATCTCATCTCTATCTTGACTGTATAAATTTTTTTTCAAAGGAGTAAACTCTAAATTAGCGAATTTTGACATTATAGTAATAGTAAATATTTTTTATTACTTAAAAAATTGTGTTTATATCTATTATTATGATTAAAAATAGAGGAACTGGTGCTGGAGGGAGTAATACTAATAAAAATGGACTTTCCTACGAAAGTAGAACTCTACTAGATTCACAAATAGAATGTACGAAAAGAGTAAACGGTTTTGAATTGGTGAAATTTAAGACGTCTCAAACAGAATTTATAAAAGCTAATAAAACTAAATTATTTAAATTTATGAAAAATACAATGAATACAACAATCAATCCAGCTCATGGTTGTAAAAGACCAGACGAATGTTTTATAAATAATGAAACAAAAATTGTTTTTATAATTGAAAAAAAATTTCAAAAAGTAGGTGGTTCAGTTTGTGAAAAGATACAAACACCTGATTTCAAAGTTTGGGAATACGGAAGATTATTTCCAAACTATAAAATTGTATATATTTATTGTCTATCTTCTTGGTTTAAGAATAATTGTAAAAGTGAATTAGAATATTTGAGGTATAAAAATATACCTGTTTTTTGGGGAGATGATGAATTATATAAAGAAAAATTAGTCAGTTTTATGACTAATTATAACCTCCATAGTCTTTGAACCAGGATTTTTTGAATTAATAGCTCTTCTTGCTTCTATTTTTAATATTTGATAGTCTACAAATGACTTAGTGACTAAAGGTACGTCACTATTACTCATTAAAAACTTAACTTTTAAATTTTTAACCATTGAAAACAATTTTATATGTGTATCTAAATCAAAACCTTGCTTATTGTATCCTACGAAAGATTTTTTATTTTCTTTTGCATAAGGTGGGTCTAAATATACATAATCTCCTATGTCAACATTTTCCAAAGAATTTTCAAAACTTTGACAATAAAAGTTTACATTTTTTATTAAACTTTGTATTTTATACAATTGTTCTTTATTAAAAATTTCAGGTACTTTTTTATAATGTCCAAATGGTACGTTAAAACCATTTGGTCCTTCTCTGTACATACCTCTGAAACCTATTTTATTAAGAAAAATAAAATAAGCTGAATGTTTTGGAGTATATTTTTTCATAAAGTTAAAAATTGTTCTACACCAATAATAATAACTTTCTTTTGAACTTTTTGCTTCTTCTTCATTTTTAGGTTTTCTTATTATTTCTTCCCCAGTTAACCCTTTATACTCTTCCTTTAAAATGGTCAATTCTTTTAAAACCTCTTCTATATTGTCTTGAATATTCTTATAAACATAAATTAAATTTTTATTAATATCATATGCATTTATATTTCCTTTTATCACTATTTTTTTGTCATTAACTAATGTTAATAGTGCTAATAATACGCTACCTCCTCCCAAAAATATTTCATGGTAATTATTCATTTTTTTTGGAAATTTATCAATAATACTTTCAATTATCTGAGTTTTTCCACCGACCCATTTCAAAAAAGGTTTTTGATACATAATAACTATATACGTTTATTTTTAAATACTTAAACATAACTAATTATTATAATTATGTCTTGTTTAACTCGCAGAGGTTATCGTATTGACCGCACAGATGAAACTACAAAATACATCGAAGCTCTTACTCTTCAACCAGAAGAACAAAGTAGAAATTCTTATAATGATTTCAAAGAACCCGTCTTAGCTTATAGAAAAACAAAAAGCTATATATTTGTCCCTAGACATTACGGTTATCTTGAATTTGGAAAACCTGATTATGACAAAACAGGAGAAGGCGAACCTATTGAATTAAAATTTAACGGGTCTCTCAGAGACTATCAACTTGAAGTTATCGAAAAAACTAAACCAGCTTTAGAAGATGAAACAAAACAAGGAGGTATATGGGCTTTAGGAACAGGTACTGGTAAAACAGTTATTAGTCTATATTTCCTCAGTGAAATTGTCAAAAGAAAAACTATTATTCTAGTCCATAAAGAATTTTTATTAGACCAATGGATTGAAAGGATAGAACAATTTCTACCTGAAGCAAGAGTAGGTATTATTAGACAAAAAAAAGTTGAAATTGAAGACAAAGATATAGTCATAGGAATGATTCAAAGTGTTTCTATGAAGAAGTATCCAAAAGAAACATTCGATTCATTTGGTCTTCTCATCATAGATGAATGTCACTATGTGTGTAGTAAAACTTTCAGTAAAGCTCTTTTTAAAATTCAACCTAGATACAAATTAGGATTGTCTGCTACTCCAGACAGAAAAGACGGGCTGACTAAGTTATTGATTTATCATTTAGGTCCTATCATACATAGAATGAGTAGTACAATAATAGATCCAAAAATTGAATTTTTGTACACAAAACAAACTTTTACTGAAGAAGTAGATTTCAGAGGAAGAACGAGTATTCAAAAGCTTATTAGTTCATTGACAGAAGATGATGAAAGAAATTCTAAAATTATTAGAAGACTCGTTAAACTTTGCGAAGAAAACAGAAAGACTATTGTATTCTGTCACAGGGTTAATCTTTGTTTCAGACTCAAGAAAATGTTACACTCAGTTTCAAAATTCAAAGGTGCTACTTTTGCTGGTAAGATGAAGAAAGAGGAGAAAGAAGAAGCTAAGCGCCAACAAGTAATCTTTGCAACTTATAGTATGTGTACAGATGCGTTTGATTGTCCTGCTTTAGATTCTTGTATTTTCGCGACTCCTAAGAGTGATGTAGTTCAAGCTACTGGAAGGATTTTGAGGAGAAAGAACGAAAATGGACCTTTGGTCATAGATGTAGTAGACAACAACGGTATTTTTAAAGCTCAATACTACAAGAGAAGAAAGTGGTACAAGAGTAAAGGTTATGATTTTGTCAATGATAAGAAAAAAGAAGTGAAAGGTCAAAAAAAGATTAACAAATTTTTAATTAAAAAATAATTTTCTTGGTATACTAGTATAATGAGTAAACCCGGAAAAGTATTAAAATCTTTGTGTAAAAAGTTGGGAGTGCGTTTAACAGTTAAAAGGGGTAAAAAGAGGGTGTACAAATCCATTAAAATTTTAAAGGCACAGTGTAAACGTAAGAAGAAAAAGAAAGTTAAAAGAAAGAAAGTTAAAAGAAAAAAGAAGAAAGTCAAAAGAAAAAAGAAGAAAGTTAAAAGAAAGAGAAGGAGAAAGTTTGGTTCTGCAATGGCAGTGGGTGCTCCAGCAGTAGCAAGAGCACAATCATACGCTGGTGGAATAAATACAGTTGATATGAACAATGCATTAACAATACCCCGCCCTGCCACGATCAGAGCATTACCTCTTGCAAAAGGAGCATTAGAAACAACACCGCAAATCAACGGAACGACAGACCCGAATGTATTTGAGATTCGTGATCCAAATCTAAATATATATATTTGGATTACTTTAGTTGATACAAATAAGAATGGTATACCTTTTAAAAAATTTTTGAATTGTACAAATAATGGTTGTTATTTTCATTTTGCAATAATTTCTACAAGTAACCAATATATGACAAAAATGCATTTATCATTCCATAGAACCCAACAAGATCCTCTAAACCCTTTGTCTCATATGAGACATAGAGTACATCTTTCATATGGACATGGAAACACAGATGCATATAAATCATTTGAACATGTTTTCAATGGTACTACTCAGCTTTTTGGTCCTATTATTAATAATCCATACTACGAGTTGCAAGTTGGTACTGACAATAATAATAATCTTATAATAAGAAAACATCCTAGTCAACCAGATGTCCCTAAGATAAATAATATCGAAAATCATACTCTATTTAGACCTTTGTTCAATGCTGTATTTGATTGTTTGCAAACCTCTGACAGGTTATATAGATCATTTAATTAAATTACATTTTAAAAGAAAAAAATAATTTTCTTGGTATACTATTAATGAGTAAACCTGGAAAAGTATTGAAAGGGTTGTGTAAAAAGTTAGGAGTGCGTTTAACTGTCAAACGTGGTAAAAAAAGAGTGTACAAAAGTATTAAAGTTTTAAAGGAACAGTGTAAAAGAAAGAAGAAAAAGAAGAAAGTCAAAAGAAAGAAAGTTAAAAGAAAGAGAAGGAGAAAGTTCGGATCTGCAATGGTAGTGGATGATGCTGATTCTGATAGTGATGATGAGTGGATAGCTAAAATACAAGATCCTAGACAAAGAGAACTTGCTCGAAAGTATGAAAATATACGAAAAGCAGATAAAGAGAGGAGAGAGAAAGTAACAGATGAAGAAAGAGAAGAAACTAGAAAGAGAATGGGGTGGAAAAAAATGGAGGATCGTGGTTTTTTCGTACGGATAGGTACTGGAATGTTTACTGGTTCGTTAGAAAAAGGAAAAACTTTTAATATTACGGACCTAGCCTACCACTTTAATAATCTATATCACGAGTTTGATATGAGAACTTTGGCTGTTATTAGAAATAAATTTAAAATAAATACAAATGATCCAAATATATTACAAACAATTTTAATTTCAATTTTTTGTAAAAAATTGAAAAATGGTAAAATGGATGAAAAATCATTTCGTAATTGTGAACAATTACAACAAGCATTTAAAGATTTTAATAAAAGAACGTCGGACTATAAATATATTATCTTACATGAAGATAATCAATCTTTTTGTAATGATGTAGAATATGTTATAAACCATCTTAAAGAAAAATATTACTCACCCGGTCGACCCCGACAAAATTTGGAACTTCAAAAGAAAAACATACAATATTTAAAATATATTTTATTTAGTTTATATGATGAATTTAGTTCCAGGACTATAGATTTTATTATATATAAATTTAAAATAAAATTTAAAAATCCATTTTATTCTTCAATACAAAAAAAACAAAAATTATTAAGAGTTTTAGAATTTGTTTTTGGTCCTACCAAAATATATAATAGTTATAAAGAATTAGCGATGACACATGAAGAGTTTGCGAAAGACAAAAAACCAATAGGAATTCATAGAGACGGTCATGCTGATTTCTATCCTATTGGAAAGGCTATAGATGAAATTATAAATCATATTGAAAAAAATTACATACAAAATATACCTAGTTCATGGAATAATTTAAAGTCTAAACCTAAACAATTTTTATTCACCGCCAAATTTTTAAGAAAAGAAAAAAAAGATTTCGGTAAAAAAAGAAAACGTAAAAAGGTTAAAAGAAAACGTAAAAAGGTTAAAAGAAAAAGAAAAGTTAAAAGAAAACGTAAAAAGGTTAAAAGAAAGAAAAGAAGAAAATAATTTTCTTGGTATACTAGTAATGAGTAAACCCGGAAAAGTATTAAAAAGGTTGTGTAAACGTTTAAAAGTGCGTTTAACTGTCAAACGTGGTAAAAAGAGGGTGTATAAATCCATAAAAGTCCTTAAAGCACAGTGTAAACGTAAAACTAGTAAGAAGAAATTATCTAGAGGTAGTAAATATGGTAAAAATAATAATAAAAAGAAAAAGAAAAAATCTTTAAAGGATAAAATAAAAAAGTATGGCATTACAATGGGATTAAGTGGAATAGTTATTGCAGGGGGCATTGGTTCTGAAATATATGTAAAAAGATTATATATAAAAGTACTAAATCGTAAAATAAAACTTGAAGACATTAAAAATAAAACTTTAAAAGACTACTTTAATAAAAAATTTGTTTCTCAAAAATTTATTATAGAACAATTCGCTAAATTACAAAATCAAAAAGGACTGATTCTTTTAGACAAAAAAGACAAGACCTATTTTATAAATCCTACCTCAGAACAAAAAGAGTTTATAAAAGATATTCAAAATTTTGAACAAAAAATGAGTATAAAAAGAAAAAAAATAGAAGATAAATTGAAAAGATCAGAAATAACCCAACCGGAGATTATTCATGATATTCAAGATTTTAAATGTTATAAAAATTATTTGGAATTTGTAATGAAACATTGTAAACTAATAGGTTTCAATAGCATTAAAGAATTTTTAAATAAAATAAGGAAGGAAATGTTGAATAGTAATAATAAAAATGTTTTAAAAGATCGTTTAGATGAAAGACAGAGTGTTGAATCAGGATTTGGAACTATTAGAATGGTACCTGTTAACCTTAGAAACATTCAACTAAGTAGTGATTATATCATAAAAAAAAGGAATGGTACAGAAATTAAAGGTAAAATAATGCATTACCAAGGACCTAATTATCATCTTAATTATGACAATAATGCACAACCAGGTGAAAGAGCGTATATCTTTGTGGTAGCTTTTGATAATAGACGAGGGAACATTTATCATAGGATATTTGTAGATGAAATTTATAAAATTGTGAAAATAGATTTCCCAGTGTTACCTAAAGTCATAGTTAATAAAATTAAAGATTATTTTTAAGACAATAATTTTCTTGGCATACTAAATGTTAGTAAACCTGGAAAAGTATTAATTAATTTTGTTACTAAGGTTGTACAGTAAATAACAATTACCCATATTAACTAACACACTTAGTAGTAAGACTACTGCTAAATATATTAAAAATAGTTTCATAGGATGAGTATACCCTCCTAAAAGACTGTTTACAAAGTTTTTCATTTCATTTTTACCTTTTTCTTCTATGGTTTCTCCTTTACTCATTGTAATTAGTTTATATAAAAAATAATGTATATTTACGAGTATGGTAAGAAAGAGAAAGAAGAAGAAGGTAGAATTAGTACAAAGAAAAAATTTAAATCCTTTTGCAGATTTTATAACCATTAAAAAAGTTGAAGTAAAAAAAGAAGAATATGTGTCAAATTTTTTTGAAAGAAATGAACCTAAAAATTTACTTGAAATAGTTGGAAATAGTACTAGTATAATATCTTTAAAAAAATGGTTCAGGTCTATTATAGAAGGTGAAGAAGTTCCTCCTTTTTGTTATATATTTGGAGAGCATGGTGTTGGAAAAACGATATCTGTTAAATTAATATTTAAATCTTTTGGTTATGAAATAGTAGAATATAATGAAACTTGTAATTTAGATAAAAAAAAAATAGTAACACAAATAGAAAAAATTTCTCAAAATAATGGTATTAATAAATTATTTGAAACAAGTAAAAAAAAAGGAATTGTTATAGATTGTGCTGAGAAAGTTTTAGGAGAAAGTGATAAGAATTTAAAAAAAATAATGAATTGTAAAAGACTTCCTATAATTTTAATTTCAAATCAAAAAACAATTAATAGTAAAAATGTTTTTAAAAAATATTCTCATTGTATTCGTTATAGAAATCCTTGGCCAAATGAATTAAAAGAATTAAGTAAAAGAATTATAAAAAATGAAAATATTAAGATAACAAAAAAGAGTATTGAATATATTATTAAAAAATGTAAAGGAGATGTAAGATATTTTTTGAATATTATGAAAATGTCTGAGGTTAATGGTGGGGCTAAAATCAAAATTAAAGAGACTAAAAAAATAATAGCTTTTATGGAAAGAGATAATTTTTTTGAAACAAAAGAAGTAATTCATAATATTTTCAATAAAAATTGTAAACTAACAAACGATGATATTTATAAACAATGTGAGTCAGATACTCTTTTACTAACTTTTTCATTACAAGAAAATTATCCAAAATTTTATAATTTCGAAGATGTTTGTGAAATAGCTGATTCAATAAGCGAAGGAGATATTTTCAGAAGTTATATGTTTAATAATCAATGTTGGGAAATGTATAATTATACAGTAAATAGTAATTTTTCTTTTCCTAATTTATGTTCAAACAATTCAAAATGGACTGAAAATAGTAAATTAAAACAAAGTCAGTATATAACTAGTAGGTGGCCTATTGTAAATAATGAAAATAAAAAAAAAGAATGGTTTGATAGAACTTTTGTAAAATTAAGCGTAAACGAAATATCTATGTTTATACACAAAATACTCATTCCTCAATTAATAGTTAAAAAAGAAATTTCATTAGAAATAGTAGGGAAATGTAAACATTTAGGACTAGATTATGTAACAATTATTAAATTTTATACAATTTCTTTAAAAAAAATTAAAAATTTGACTAAGAAAACAAAAGAAAAACTTAAAAATATATTTCAAGAATAATATATTTATTATTGTTAATGGAAGAAGAAATATTTATAGACAATAGGAATATAGAAAAACAAATTATGCCAACATATAATAAAGTTAAAAGTATAATGTTAACTAAACTTAACAACGCTTACAGATACACTAAAATTGATTTAAGACCTCGTGAAAGTAAGATAATGTTAGAAATATTAAGATTTCATCCTGAATTTGAAAAAAAATGGAAAAAAGGTTCTAAGTTTGTATACTATAAGGGTAAAAATAATCAAGGTATACCTTACAATGATATATTTATTAAAAATTTACAAGGTGAACTTATAAATTTCAGCAAGAAGTTGTGTATAGAAGGTTTAAAAGAATTAGAAGAAGGATTTAATGGTAATTACGAAGAAGGATTTTTGGTTGTGGGTGAAGAGAAAATACCTTTAAAAGAAGTATTTGAAGAACAAGTTAATATTAGGAAAGATTTTGGTATATGTACAAAATGTTTTGGTTATGATGAAATTAAAAAAAAATTTATATTTTGCAATTGTTTATTGAAAAGAACTGGTTATACTAAATTTAGTTGTACTAATCCTTTAGAAAATCACACTGTGGTTGAAGGGGAGTTGTTTAAGTCTATATATGGTACATACAATGATGGTCATAAAGAAGAAGATCTTATTCAGAATGTTAACGCTAGGTTTGTTAAAACGGAAAGAGAAATAACAAAAAGTGGTAAACATAATATTAAAAAAGGTACAATATTATATAAGTTAAATGATAGACAATACATACTTGTAGGAGAAGAAGAAGATATGGATTCTTTTAAACGTAATATACAAAAACGAATAAACGACGCAAACGAAAATAGTATAATAACCTTAGAGAGAGAAAATAAATTTTTAAAACAATATGATGAAGAATAAAATATTTAATAATATTATATGGAAAGTAAAGTAGAAAGCGTTAGAGAAGGTGTTGATAGTTTTATTTCAGATAATAATTTATTACCTATATTCCTTGGGGTTACAGTGGGTGCAGCTGTTCAAGAATTTATAGTATCATTTAATGACAATATTCTTATGCAATTGTTAACTCCTTATTTAGGTCAATCTTATGAAACTTTTATATTAACAGTAGGGAAATTCAAATTAAAAATAGGTAAGTTAATGAAAGAATCTATAGAATTAATTCTAACAATAGGGTTAATGTACGTTTTAGTAGAACTTTTTGTTAAGAAATACATAATTAAACCTAAACCTAAAAAAGAACAAGAATAAATAGTGAAAATAATTTTTAATACTTTTAGTAAAAGCTTTAAAATTTATTTTTATTTACATGAAATTATTTTTTCTTTTTTTTCATAGCTGTTTTACATTGCTTCTTCAAAACCTTTTCAGACTTGTAAACTCTCTTTTTACCCCTTTTGATAGTTAAACGCACTTTGTACTTTTTACAAAGCCTCTTCAAAGCTGCTGAAGGTTTTTTAGAAACTTTCTTTTTACGTTTCCTCTTAACCTTTTTACGTTTTCTTTTAACCTTTTTCTTTCTTCTTCCATAACCTCCTAACATTCCTTGCATAAAAGATTTTTGAGGAGTACTATCACTTCCTATGGTTTGGTCAAAAATAGAATCAGTACTCATACCTGAATCTTTCAACATTAAAAATTGATTTGATGCATCCTGTACAGACATTTCAGATAGTGTAGATAAAGCAGCAATCGCAACAAGTTCCTTAGCATTAAAACTTCCTGTTTCTTTGAGTTCTTTTAAAGCTATAATTTTTTCTACGATATCAGGATTTTCTTTTAAAATTTTACTAATATTAGCAGGATTAATGATATTAAAAATACCAGAAAGAGGATTAGGACTACTTCTTTTCCTTCGTTTAGTAGTTTTTCTACGTTTAGTAGTTTTTCTACGTTTAGTAACTTTTCTTCTTTTTACAGTTTTTCTACGTTTAGTAGTTTTTCTACGTTTTACAGTTTTTCTTCTTCTTTTGATTTCTTTTTTAAATTTCCTACTAGTTTTAGAAGGTTTTCTTCTCCCATAAGCTCCTTTGATAGCTTTAGGACAGTAAAGACTTCCGAAACGCCTTCTACGCTTTCTTTTACCGAATTCTGTCTTTGGTTCTTCTTTTGGTGCTTCTTCTTTTGGTACTATTCCTTCTTTATCTTCATTAATATCTTTTTCGACATCTTTGATTTGTTTTTTAAATTCTACCATTATTTCTTCTAATTTTTGTTTTTGTCCAGTTAGTTCTCCTATTGTCTTTTCGTCCTTAGTTTTGTCTATCTGAGATTGTAAATCCTCAATCATCGACTCTAAAATCTCTCTGAATATTTCACCATGAGCTAGTATTTCTTTTAAAGTTGTACTACTATCCTTATCTAAGTTTTTAATAGACTCTAATTGTTCTTTAATAGACATAGAAATTTGTGTTAACTTATTATTAGTTGTATCAACATAGTTGTGATGATCTTTTTTTATATTACTAGCTGCTTGAGCTATCTGACTAATAGAATCTTTTAATTGACCTATTTGTTGAGTAGCTTTTTGTACTTTTGTACTACAATTATTTCCCATTTAATAATAACCGAGAAAAAAAAACGATTCCTTTAATTTTTAATTTTTAAATAAAACTATTTAACTGTTAAAAATTAATATTGAACTAATAAACTTAGTTGGAGTATGCAAGACCACCCATACCACTCATGATTCTAAGAACATTGTAGTTGGTTGCGTATACTTGAAACTCTGGAGCTGCTACACCTGCAGTTGCACTAGTCAATTGTAAAGTTGCGTTGTCAATTCTGGAGAAATTGCATGTACCACTTGGTTGATGATCTTCTGGACGAAGACCGAAACTGTATACAGCAATTCTGTCACCAGCTGGGACATTAGTGTGATGTTGCATTGGTTGAACACGAGTGAAATAGTTCATTGGTCTCTTTGCGAAACGATCATGACCATTCAATTGTAACAATGCGGTACTTCCGTTAGCACCTTGGTCTTGGAAATCAGTTGCGAAACCTGCATCTGCTCCTCTAGTAGTACTTCTTTCAACCCATACAAGTTCTTTACATGGATGATTGAAGTCTAATCTCAAGGATTGACTTGCGCCTGCACCGGATGTTCTGGAAACTGCACCAGTGTATTGAACTTGGTCAATCAAGTATTCATGAGATTGTTGTGCGAATCTTCTTCTTTCTTCGGTGTCCAAATAGATGTAGTCAACAAACATTTTAATGCTGTTAACAGTTACAGGTTCACCATTATCACTTGGGATTGCTGTTGCTGCTGCAAATTGGAAGTTAAATTTAACTTCATGGTATTGCAAAGCAATCAATGGAAGTGCCAATCCTGGGTTTCTGTTAAACCAGAAAACAAGAGGACAGTAAAGAGTTTTTGCTCCTGCACTGTGTGCCAATGCACTACCTACAACTTTACCGTAACCAGATGTAACTGGTGCTGTATCACCATCATTAGGTCCGAAATGAGCATTACTCAATTCAGCCCAGATTTGTAACCATGCTGCGTAATGTTTGTCGATTTTTTGACCACCAATTTCTACTTCTACACTTTCTACCAAAGCATGAATACCACCAGTGGTTAATTCACCATTAGCTTGTGTTTCAAGTTCAACTTCAAGAACGCAATTGGAAACCAAATCACCATTTCTTGAGATTGTTGCGGTTGCTCGTGAACCAGGAGTGGCGTTACCCATAAAGGTTTGTTCGACCGACTCGATTGCGAAGTTGGTACATCGTCTGTACACAACCTTCCAGAATGTAATCTGAGGATTACCTGTTAAGTAAATGTCTTGTGCTCCGTAAGCTACTAATTGCATTAAACCACCACCCATATTTTATACTATTACAAAATATAATAATTTTGAAAAAAACCCTAAATTAATTTAAAAAATAAAATTAATTATTAGTATGAAGATACTTTCTTGGAATGTTGCTTTAACCACATGTTCATTAAGACTCTTTAGTGGAATTTGTAAACCCAGAAAGTTATCTTCACAAAAAATTTTTGAATTAATAAAAAAAATAAAACCTGATATACTATGTTTTCAAGAAGTTCAGTCCTATGCCTATAATTTTTTATTTTCCCTCTTAGAAAGAGACTATCCTTATTCTTGTTACAACCCTGAATTAGGACTTTTGACCATCAGTAAAATGTATTTACAACCAGAAGAATCTATTTTATTTCCTAAAAATACTTTTACAATTTGTTGTGGAATAAGAACAGGAATCATTCACACATTCGTTCCTGAAATTAACAAATACATCGTAAACGTTCACCTTCCCTTAAGAAAAGTTGAAAACGATTCTACATTAAACCAATTAAAAGATTGCATAAATTCATTAAATGGGGAAATTATTCTATTAGGAGATTTTAACGTCGACTATCCTGAATTATTCAATGTTTTAAACACTCTTGGTATAAGAAAATCACCTTTTCGTAAAATAACTTTTACTCATTTAGTAAATTATCAATTAGATTACATGTTTTACATTACAAAAAATGACCGTATGCCTTTAAACTATAAAGTTATTCAAAATTTTGAATCAGATCACTATCCAATTATTTATTCTTTTTCGTAAAAATACTTTTATATTTTTAAATGTATTCTAAAATACTTTTAAAATTATAAAATTAATCCATTAGACTTAGTTGGAGTATGCAAGACCACCCATACCACTCATGATTCTAAGAACATTGTAGTTAGTTGCGTATACTTGGAATTCACTACCATCAGCATGTGCAGCATCATTAAGAGTCAATTGCAAAGTTGCGTTGTCGATTCTTGAGAAATTGCATGTACCACTTGGTTGGTGATCTTCTGGACGAAGACCGAAACTGTATACACCGATTCTGTCACCATGAGGAACATTGGTGTGATGCTGTAATGGTTGTACACGAGTGAAATAGTTCATTGGTCTCTTAGCGAAACGGTCATGACCATTCAATTGTAACAAAGCAGTACCTCCTTGTTTACCCATATCAGCTTCGAAATTACACAAACCTTGACTAGCTGTTTGATTTCTTTCAACCCATACAAGTTCTTTACATGGATGATTGAAGTCTAGTCTCAAAGATTGATTAGCTGCAGCACCTGAAGTTCTACTAACTGCACCAGTGTATTGAACTTGGTCAATCAAATATTCATGAGATTGTTGTGCGAAACGTCTTCTTTCTTCAGTGTCCAAGTAGATGTAATCAACGAACATCTTGATACTGTTAATTTGACAAGCTGCTTCTCCAGTTGCAGCATCATGTGCATTATCAGCTTTACTGTTAAAAATAGTTGCAGTTGTACTGAAAATATTTGCCAATGCGCTGAATTGGAAATTAAATTTAACTTCATGATATTGCAAAGCGATAAGTGGAAGTGCCAAACCTGGATTTCTGTTAAACCAGAAACACAAAGGAACATAGAAAGTATTTGAAGCTGAAACCTTATTTTGAGCTGTACCTGCTTGGTAAGCGAAAGCAGTCAATGCTGTACTAGCGTGTCCTACTACCTTACCTTTACCTGATTGTACTTGTGCAGAGTCATCTCCTTTTGGTCCGCAATGAGGACAACTCAATTCACACCAAATTTCCATCCATGCACCGTAGTGTTTGTCGATCTTTTGACCACCAATTTCTACTTCTACACTTTCAACAAGATTGTACATACCACCTGCAGCTAATACAGGGTTAGTTGCGGCAGCAGCAGCGGCAGCTGTAACACCACCTCTAGTTGTAACATCAACTTCAAGAACGCAATTGGAAACCAAATCACCATTTCTTGAGATTGTTGCGGTTGCTCGTGAACCTGGAGTTGCATTACCCATAAAGGTTTGTTCTACAGACTCAACTGCGAAGTTAGTACAACGTCTGTATACTACCTTCCAGAAGGTAATTTGAGGATTACCTGTTAAGTAAATGTCTTGTGCTCCGTAAGCTACTAATTGCATTAAACCACCACCCATATTTTATACTATTACAAAACATAATAATTTTGGAAAAAAACCATTTCCTTTAATTTTTAATTTTTAAATACTACTATTTAACTGTTAAAAATTAATTAATCGTTAGATTTAATTAGAGTATGCAAGACCACCCATACCACTCATGATTCTAAGAACATTGTAATTAGTTGCGTATACTTGTAATTCATTAGCTGCACCATTAGGATGAGCAAGAGATAATTGTAAAGTTGCGTTATCGATCCTAGAGAAATTGCATGTACCACTTGGTTGATGATCTTCTGGACGAAGACCGAAACTATATACACCAATCCTGTCACCATAAGGAACATTAGTATGATGTTGTAATGGTTGTACACGAGTAAAGTAGTTCATTGGTCTTTTTGCGAAACGATCATGACCATTTAATTGTAACAATGCAGTACTTCCATGTGTGCCTCCAATACCAGCAAAGTCGGTTGGGAAACCCTTAGTAGTGTTTCTTGTAGTTTGTCTTTCTACCCATACAAGTTCTTTACATGGATGATTAAAGTCTAATCTTAATGATTGCATACCTCCAGTACCAGCGGTTCTTGAAACAGCACCAGTGTATTGTACTTGGTCAATTAAGTACTCATGAGATTGTTGTGCAAAACGTCTTCTTTCTTCAGTATCCAAGTAGATGTAATCAACAAACAATTTAATTGATGAAATAGCAGGAGCTTTAGTATTATCTGTAGCAATTTCTGATGCTGCTGCAAATTGAAAGTTAAATTTAACTTCATGATATTGTAAAGCAATCAAAGGAAGTGCCAAACCTGGATTTCTATTGAACCAGAAAACCAAAGGAACATAATAAGTTTCAGCAGTATTAAAATCAAGTAATGCACCTATTGCTTTACCGTAACCAGATACAGCTGGACCACCATCGTCAGTTTGAGGACCAAAATGTGGGTTGCTCAATTCATTCCAGATTTGCAACCATGCAGAGTAATGTTTGTCAATCTTTTGACCACCAATTTCTACTTCTACACTTTCTATCAAAGCATGCATACCTCCATCAGTATATGAACCATCAGCGTCTACCTGATCAGCTTCAATTTGAAGAACGCAATTGGAAACCAAATCACCATTCCTTGAGATTGTTGCTGATGCTCTTGAACCTGCTGCTGCGTTACCCATAAAGGTTTGTTCTACTGATTCGATTGCGAAGTTAGTACAACGTCTGTATACTACCTTCCAGAAGGTAATCTGAGGATTACCTGTTAAGTAAATGTCTTGTGCTCCGTAAGCTACTAATTGCATTAAACCACCACCCATGTTTTATACTATTACAAAACAAAATAATATTGAAAAAAATTATTTATTACGATCATTATAATGAGTATTCTTTGCCTTTACAAAAGCTTGTTCTAAATCACCTTGACTAGGTTTTTGGATAGGATAGACGTAACGTCTGGCTAAAAATTCACCTACTGCTACGTCACCGTTAAAACTTTTTTCAGTTTCGTCTCCTTCTGAAACACTAACGGCTTGTTCACGGACAGAAATCATTTGACGAAAATAATTAACGTCAAAGTTTCCATCTATGATATGTTTGTAGAATTTAGGGTATCTTTCCTTAAATTCTTTGTATTTTTCATCCATTTCTATTTTGGATAATAACTCTGAATCTTTACCTATATTTTCAGCATTTTGGATAATGCTTTCATAGTCTATAACGTGCGCCATATAAATATTCAGGGATATTATTTTTATACTTATTTCATATTTTTATAATGATAGGATAATCTAACTTGTTCTTCATAAGCATCATTAATACATTTGTTACTACTAGTGTTAGTATGATTAGAATCGACAAAATTCATGTAAGTGGTTGAATTTGTATCAAACCAACTTGAATCTTCTGGACAAGCTTTCAAAGTTTCATTAAAAAGAATTTGACTCATATTTTGATAAGCTGGGAGATTTTCACCTCTACTAGACATACCTTGTACAGGTGCTCCTTCATGGGTACTTCCAGATTCAACTGAAGCATTAGTTGGTTGTGGAACAGGAAGAACATTATCCATTTGTGGAGGAACAGTATTATTAGGGGTGTAAAAAACAGAAGCTTGTTCAACGTTTGATGATGATAACATTGGAGTTGGACTTGGTGTATTCATTAATACTATTCAATATTTTTTTTATTGTAAAATATCTTGTAATAATTGTCTTTCTAAATTAGAATTAGTAAAGAATCTATAAACATAATTTTCTGTAATTTTTTTGTCCCTTGTTATCATAACTGATTTAATATTGTGTAAATATGACCTAACAATAAAAGCTTCTAAACCTTTTGCCATTATACAAGGATAATTTTCTGCTTCATTAAATTTTTCTTGTCTCAAAAATACTTTTGTAAACATTAATGAAGCTATATCGAATACATCAATATTTCTTTTTTTTCTCCAAGTAGTTATACTAATACTTGGGTAAGATGATATTTTTATATCTTTTGAATACCTGAAGCGCATAGTTTCTTTAACTTGTGTACCTACTACGGAATCTCCTGTATTGTGTAAATAATCCATTTGTTGTAATATTTTATCTGGATGTAAAATATCACCTAAAACACAAAATGTAATATAATCTCCAGTAGCTCTTTGGAAACAAAAATTAAGAGCTCTTCCTAAAGATACTCTTAAAAAATGAGTTATGTTTATTACTCTAATATTTTTTGTTATTTTTTTATATTTAGATATTTCTTCCCATAATTCAAATGAAATATCACCATCAATATGATTATCAAAAATAACTAATTCGATAAAAAAATTTCCATACTGGTCAATAATACTGTCCATAGATTTTTTAAAATCATCAAAACTTTCATTATTTACTATCATAAAAACAGAAACATTTATTTCTGGAAGTTCAAATAACCAAGGAGGTACATCTATTTCATCTATTATTTCGTAACTGGAATTAGTACTTCCCCAAAATTGATAAGCAAAACTTTTACCATGACCTTCATATTTAAGACCTGTATAATGTTCTGGGTAAAACATAAAACTAGGGTATATTTTTAGTTTTGGAAGTGTTTTGTTATAAATTTTAGTAAAAAGAAGAGGTCCTACTGTTTGCCATGCTTTTTTTCCTGTTTCTTCTTTACTCACAGGTATTTTATTTATTATTTCTAAAATGTTAGAAAGTAAAGGATGATTGGGTTCAAATCCTAAAACTCCTGTAGCAACAAGACCTTTTCTAATTTTTTCATTTTCATAAACGGCAAAAGAAGTTTCTAATAAAAAATTACCTAGTTTTTCTATACAATATGAATCAGCATCTATATAAATTCCTCCATAGCGATTAAGAATTTCGTATCGAATAATATCAGCTTTTCCACAATATTCTTCTATCTCGTCAATTTTAACTTGAGAAGCAAATTTTTCTTCTCTTATTCTATCTTCATCCCAAAGAATATATTTAAAATCAGGATGTTTGTTTTTCCAAGAATTCATCAAAGATATAGGAGGATCTAAATTACCAATCCATATTTGGTGAATTGTCTTTGGTATCATTAATAATAACCAACAATTTTTTTTATACTCGTTTAAAGAAATACTTTAAAACATTGCTAACAAACAATGGATGAAAATTTCCTCAGTCCTTATGATATTTTAGGTGTTCCAGAAAATGCATCTTTAGGAGAAATACATTGTGCTTATAAAAGATTAGTAAGAACAGTACATCCTGATAGAAATCAAAAAGTTTATAATTGGAGTAAAGAAGATGTAAATGAAGCTTTTCAAATGATATTCCAAGCTTATAAAACCCTAGTGAAACAAAAAAAGGTTAATACTGAGGATTTTCCTGAAACAAACGTTGATTATATTCTTGAAGAAGAATATAGAATTTCTAAAGAAGAAGCTAGTTTTGATATCAAAAAATTTAATCAAAATTTTGACCTAATGAAACAAAAATTTAATACAATAGATGATGATCCTAATAACAAAGGATATTCTTTTTTTAATCACGGTGCAGAAGATGTTAAAATGATAAAATTTGACAACTCCTTAGTAATTTACAAAGAACCTCATGAATACTTAAATCCAACAACTGCTAAAAATTTAGGAGAAAGTGTTATAAACGATTATAGTATTAATTCAGATAACCTTAACGGAAGTGATTTAAAAATTGCATACAGAGAACCTACAAAACTAGGGGAATTAAAAGAAGAAAACGTAGAAGAAAAATTAAAAGAACTACTTATTGAGAGAGAGAAATCAATTCCAGAAATAGACCCTAAAGAGCTTGAAGAGAAGAAAAAGAAAAAAGAACGTCTTGAACAACTTAGACAAAATAAATTAAGGAAAAGAGATGAAATTTTAGTAACAAGTCTCTATCTTAAATAAATAAAACAATAATATTAATACGACAAATAAGATTATCGTATTAAAATTATTAAATGTTCTAATTCTTCCATTTTAGTAAAAGATACCACTTACCTTCATTTTGACCTTTATCAATTTTACCTAGCTTAACGAAATAATCTTTTGTCCCCCAAAAAGAAATAAGGTCTTTTTTAAGATAACTTCCCTTTCTATCAAAGGTTCTATAGAAATGACTTCTTCTGAAAATATAAGAATGATTACATTCTTCTTCCGGGATATCAATGTCATCGGACTGTTCTAATATCCATCTAAATGAATTTTTTGGAGAACCATTTGGTAGAACTTCATTTTTGGCAGCCTCTAAAATATCTTCCCATCCTTCACAAGGATTACACAACTCTTGTAAACATTTTTGATATGAAATATCTCTTTTTTTTACAAATTCAGGTTCACTTTTTTTATTCTTAGATTGAGTTGCTTCTTCCATTGATAATCATTGTAGTAAAATTTCTTTATATTCCTTACTATACACTTCATTGTTTACTATTTTTAACAATGGACAAGACAATTTTAAAGAAAGATTTATACAATTATTATCAAATTCATGTTTATTCATTCTAAGACCCCTTGCTATCCACCAAGTACCATAAGGGTTGTCATCAGTATAGAAAGCTGTTATTAGCCACCATAAAGAATAAAGTTCTTTTTCTGTTATTTCTTCAGAATTTAAAAATTTAAGAAGATAACCAAAAATAATAACGTCCGTCTCTTCTAATCTTTTAGGTGGAAATGTCCTTAGATATCTATATATAATACTTTGAGCTCTACTAAATTTTCTGTAAGAATTGTATAGTAATATATTCGGTATATTAAGTTTTTCACCTATCTTCTCAAGGAGAGATAGGAACTCCATTTAAATATAGTCATTATTTTATTTTTAAAATTTTAATAAAATCCTCTTCTATAGAAATTTCTTTTCTTTTCCTAGAAAAAGGTTTTAACCAGTTTAACTGTTTTGGAGGTTTTTTATTCCAACTCCAAAAAACTCCATCTTTTTTAACATAAATTTTTCCTTTATAACGATTACTAACACACTCATATTTTCCATTAATTTTTTTATAAAACCTTTTAGGTACAAATTTTTTCTTAAACCTTTTTCTTGGAGCAATTTCATCCAAGACTTTAGCTTTTTTGTTAAAAGCTTTCGTGTCCCACCATTCTCTATATGCACACCCATTTCCACATATTCTACTATGTACTCCACAAGGAAATCCTTTCAAATTATTTCCTTTAATAGATACTACTTTACATACTTTTGGAATAGATTCTTTTATTGTTAGTCCTAAAAAGTCAAAATTTAGGGTGTAATCTGTTTTTGGAGGTATTTGTTGAGGATTTTGAATCAACATTCCTGCTTCTTTATAAAAATGATTATGTTTTATATAATCTTTTTCTCTACCACAAACTGTGCATCTTATACAACATTCTCCTTCTTTCATAAGATCTTTTATATGAAATTCATCCTTTAGTACTAAACCGTTCTTAGTATAAAACGGATTATAAGAATGTTCCAAACATTCTTTTGTACCAAAATTAACAAATTGTCCTAAAGAATTGTATTCGGGATTTTTTCTTCTCATCTTACTCATAATGATATCTTTTTTTTAAGACTGTAAAAATTTGAAAAAAAAATGTTAGTATTTTATAAATGGACTACTATAATAGATTTGGAAATGTCATGAATAGACAATCTTTTCAAGTTCCTCAAGTTGTCCAGAAGCCTTCTTATAAAATCCCAAGTGAAACTATCAATTTAATAAGACATTTTGGCCCTCTGATTATATTTTTTTTACTAATACCTGGATTTATATTTGAATTTGGTTTAGAAGATGATGATGAAAAAAGAAGAAAAATAAGCACTAAGACAGCATTTATACATGCATGTGTATTCGCTGGTATTCTTAAAATTGTACAATTTTTAGTAAATAAATTTTCTTAGCTATTAGTAATGAGCTTTAGCGAATACCCTCCAAAAACTACTTATTTAGAACCTCCTCTTTTCCAGTATTGTGGTAATAAGAAAGAATCAAGAGGTAGATGTATAGTACCTCTTCGTTATGAAAAACATACACAAGGAACTTTTACTAAAAAAAGATTTGACGAAAGTCCTAATTTTTCTATCGTAGCAGATTTTGACGTAGGTAAAAAAGGTCCTCCTCAAGGAAATCCTAGACCTTTAATACAAATTGGAAATGGATTTGTACAGTCTTCGTGATTTTAAAAGAATTAAAATATTTTATTAACATTAATGAGTAACAAACTTTATTGGCACAAACAACAAGAAGTAGTTCTTAAAAAATGGGCCGAGACAGCTAGTAGTTATCGTTATTTACACGACCGTTCTTTTCAAAAATACACAAGTCAAAACATGTGGTTTGCTATTCCTGTTATTATCCTCAGTACAATTACAGGCACTGCTAATTTTGCTCAGGCAAGTTTCCCAGATTCTGCTAAAGAGATAGCTCCTGCTATTATAGGTTCTTTAAATTTGGCAGCAGGTTTAATAACAACTATTGCTCAATTTTTGAGAGTAAGTGAGCTTTTAGAAGGACATAGAGTAGCTAGTGTAGCTTATGGAAAGTTTTCAAGGAATATTACAGTTGAACTTTCTTTACCAATAGAAGAAAGAACTATAGGAGGAACTGAGTTTTTGAATAATTGTAGGTCGGAATTAGATAAACTTATAGAACAAAGTCCTAACATCCCAATGAATATTCTCAAAAAATTTGAAAAAAAATTCAAAGATAAAGAATTTATGAGACCAGATATTCTTGAAATATCTTCTGTAGAAATTTATGTTCCAGATGAAGAAGAACAAAGAAAAGAGAGAGAAAAAATATTTAAGGAAGAGCAAGAAAAAAGAAAAAAAATTATAGAGGAAGAGAAGTCCACAATAGAAAAAGTTATGAGCGAAGCAGCATTAAGGAAGCAAGCAGCAAAAGAAGTAATTAAAATAGAAAACAAAAAACATAGAATGTCTGCAACTAGTGTATTTGGGGATATGGATAAACTTTTAGGGTTATTAAAACCAGGGGAAACCACGGAAACAATTGAAGAAAAAGATGATAGTGATACATCTTCAGATAACGGTACTACTTTTGACAATGGTATAACTTTTGAAAATAATGTTGAATTAATAGAAGGCGGTAAAAAAGAAGATGAAGATTAATTAAAGAAAAAAGAATAATTTTATATATGAAGAAAAAACTTTACGAAAGAAATAAAGAAAGTGTTTTTTTGATAGATAGTAAAATTCTACATAAAGAATACCCAATCCAAAATTGGAAATATAATAGACCACCAGATAAACAGAGAGTAAAAGAGATAAAAAATATTATATCAAATAATGGTTTTTTTGATAACAGAATATATCTAGCGGAAATAAAAACAGACACTAGTATACATTACTACTGTTATGATGGTAATCATAGGAGAGAAGCAATCAAAGAATTATGTGAAGAAAATAGTTTATTAGAAGTTCAAACTATGCCTGAATTAGTAATAAGTATAATACAAAATGCTTCTGAAGAAGAGGTAAAAGAAAATTTTAAAAATCTCAATAAAGGATGTCCTGTACCTGAATTATATACAGAAAATTTATCAAATCAAGAAATAAAAAATAACGTAGAATATATTGTTAACAAAATTATTACAAAATTTAAAAATCATAAAAGCTCTAGTAAACATGCTAGACGACCTAATTTTAATAAAGATACTTTAACTCAAAATATATTTGAAAAAATAAAAGATAAAAATATAGATAAAGATGAATTTTATGAAAGTATTTTAAAATTAAATAAGAAATATTCTTTAGGAGTGCATTTAGATTTGACCAAATTTCAAAATAAAAAATATTTCAAAAAATGTCAAGAAAACAATTGTTATCTTTTTTTAAAGAAAGATTTTACAGAGGATATTGAAATATAATTAAAGAAAAAAGAATAATTTTATCTAATAAATGGATTTATTGGATGAAATGATTCAAAGAAATATTAGACTTGAAAAAAGTGTTAATATTTTAGAAAGACATAAAGAAGAACCTCAGAATTTAATAAACAGAGAAGTGTTATACCAGAAGTATATTTGTCAATTTAGTGATGCTTATCTTAGTGGTAATGAATTTTATAAAAAGATAGGTGATAGTTATATAGACTGGTACAAAAAATATTATTTAAGTGATTCGAAAAAATATTTAAAGTATATAGGGATTATTAATTTTATTTTAAATAATGAGTACTAGTATGACAACAGAGGATACTTCTCCTAAACCTATAAAAATTAAAAAAAAAAGAGGCAGAAAAAGAAAAAAGAATTTTGATGATTTTAAAGTTAATGCTGATAATATAAATACAGTTGGGGACCTAATAAAACTAGCTAAAGCTTGGGATGAATTTCATCTAGGATTATCTATCAAATCAAAAAAAAGACAAAGGTTATGTAAAAAAGCTTATGATTTGAATACATTATGTTCTATTGTAGAACATTTGGAAGAACTTAATGATTTGATTGGTTTAGAAGAAGTAAAAAAAACAGTTGTTAATCAAATATTATTTTTTATACAGGGTGTTAATAGTAAAGAAATGATGCACACCGTAATTACAGGTCCACCTGGAGTAGGTAAAACAACCTTAGCAAAGATTTTAGGGAATATTTATTCTGCCTTAGGATTTTTATCAGAAGGACATTTTATGCAAGTAGGGAGACCTGATTTTATAGCAGAATATTTAGGACAAACTGCTATAAAAACAAGAAGATTATTACATACTGCTTTAGGTGGCGTTCTTTTTATAGATGAAGCTTATTCTTTAGGACATACCAGTCACGGGGATTCGTATTCAAAAGAAGCTATTGATGTGATTAATCAATTTTTATCTGAGAATACAGAAGATTTTATGTGTATTATTGCAGGATATAAGAATGAATTAAAAAGTTGTTTTTTTGCAGGGAATAAAGGATTGGAAAGAAGATTTCCATGGGTGTATAATATTAAAGGTTATAGTTCAGACCAGCTAATGGAAATATTTAAGTATCAAGTTTTTAAAAATGGTTGGGATTTAGATGTTGATGAAAATATTCTTAAAAACAGTTTTAAAGAAAATAAAGATTTATTTACCAACAATGGAGGAGACTGTCTAACACTTTTTGATAAATGTAAAATACAAAGTGCAAGATCTTCATTTGGGACAGAAGAAACAGTAGAAAGTATCAGTGACAGAAGTTTTTTAAAAGGTATGGAAGTTTTTAAAAAATTTAAGAGTAAGGATGAAGAAGAAAGAAATCCACTTGTTAATATGTACATATAAAGATAAGTTGATATATTAAGTAGAATGAATAAAAGAAGCTCTAGTCAATATATCAATTTGAGAAATTACCATAATGGTATTAAAAATATTTTACTTTCTGAATATGACCAAGACGAAGGATACTCTCTTTTTGACGTATCAATAGGAAGGGGAGGATGTCTTCCAAATTTTGCTAGGACTAATGTCAATACTTTAATAGGTATCGATCCTTGTTATCTTTCTGTCAATATTGCTAAGAAAAGGTACAAAAACATGAAAATACCTATACAAAAAACTGATTGGATATCTCCATTCTTACCTACTAATAAATTTCATTTTAAAATGTTAAAAATAACAAGAGAAGGAAAATATTCAATTACTAAATGGGAAGATTCATATCAAATAGTTAAACTAATAGAAAGTTTTTTAGGTGATACTAAAAATCTTACTATTACAGATTGTAACGGAGGTATAGGAGGAGATACTATAACTTTTTGTAAAAATTTCAAACAAGTTAATAGTATTGAATTAAAAGAAAGTCATTTTAATATACTTGAATATAATTGTAAACTTTATAGTATTAAAAATGTTAATATTTATAATTGTGATTCTAGTAAAGTTTTAGACCTAGAACAAGATGTTGTATATTTTGACCCTCCGTGGGGAGGTAAAAAATATCATTTAGAAAACAAAATATTTTTCAAAGAACCTTTTACTCATAATCTATTTAATAAGATTAAAGCAAAAATTTGTATTATTAAAATACCAATAAATTTTGATATAATCCGTTTGATTAGGCAAATAGATAAGAAAATTTGGAAAAAGTGGAAAATTTATAATCTGTATAGCTTTAACATAATAATTCTTTATAAAGAAGAGAAAGAAAGAATATTGGCTTATTCTAGAAGATTAAAACCAAAATGCCATAAAAATACTTTTAATATTTTCAGAAATATTTGTATAACCGATAATAATACTGAATTAAAGCTTAATAAATGGTTAGGGGATTTTAAGTTTAATGTAGTTTCTTGTCAATTTACTCTTCATTATTTTTTTGAAAAACCTTCTATGTTAGAAAACGCTATAAGAAATATTTCTAACTCTTTAGAAAATGGAGGAAAATTTATAGGAACTAGTATAGATGGAAATAAAGTTCAAGAAGTTGTTAAAGATAATGATTATATAGATAGTGATTACTATGTAATTTCAAGGTGTTATCAATACGAACCTTCCGATATATACGGTAACAAATATTACTTCAAATTAAAAGAAAAAAATAATACAGGAACTTACTTTGATTTTAAAGAAGAAATACCTGAATATCTTGTAAACCGTGAAGAATTTATAAGGGTGTGTAAAAAATATCATCTTAAATTAGTACAAATAAAGGAATTTAGCGAATATAATCATGAAGAGTACAACCTTAGTGATTATGAATATTTTATAAGTTTTTTATATTTTTCATTTATTTTTGAAAAAGATATTGATTACTAGTATATGGTATTTGGAATCATACTAAAGATATTAGGATTTCCTGCAACTTTATTATGTAGATTATTTAATGTTCCATTTGCTGGTAAATTAGCAGCGATTTTAGTAACACTTGTCTATATATTTACTTATCTTATGATAACATGGTTAGTTAATAAATATATGATCATTTATCCAGAAAAATTCCCATGGTATATATCAAAACCTTATTTATTCTTTAAAGGTATTTTCGGAAAAAAAGATGGTTTTGTCTCTCCACCATTAGAGTACAAAAAACAATTAAATAACGACGGAGGAATAGGTTGGGTACCTTACTACGGTAAACCTGGAAGGTCTTGTGAAGGAGATCAAGATTGTCCAACTTTTCAAAAATGTGAAGAAGATAAATGCGTAATACCACCAATAGTACGCTAAAATTTTCAAAATATTTATACTAATGATAAACCAATACTTTATTGTCAGTATGAATATTCGAATAGGTTACGCGTGTCTAAATATGACTCTACGGGGTGATAAAACTACCCCTAGAATCAGTGTAGAAGAACCAAGTAAAATACCAATATTTTCTAATAGAAGTTGTATTAGAAAAACAATAGAAAAAAAAGGAATGGACTATCTTAAAGATTTATGTAAAAAAAATGTTCAAGATATTCCATCCATTCTTGAATGGAATGAAAAACATGGAATCAAATTTTACAGATTGTCAAGTATGATGCTTCCTCATTTTACAGATCCTGAAGTTGAAAGATTTTCTATGGACTTTCTTAAAAAAGATTTCGAAAAAATAGGAGAAGTTGCAGACAAATACGGTCACCGCTTAACTTTTCACCCAGGACAATATAACCTTCTAACATCCCATAGACAAGATGTTGTGGAAAAAACTCAAATGGATTTAAGTATGCATGCTGATATTCTAGATGCTATGAATAGAGATGACGACTCAGTTATGATTATTCACGGAGGAGGAGCTTATGGTGATAAAAAACATGCATTAGAAAGATTCGTTGAAAATTTTAAAAAAATGCCAGAAAATGTCAAAAGAAGACTCGTCTTAGAAAATGATGAAAGAGTTTATAGTTCTAGAGACTTGCTACCGATATGTGAAGCACTTGATATACCTTTGGTACTAGACTTTCATCATTACAATATATATCCAGATGGACAACCAGTAGAAAATATACTTATGAGAGCACTAAACATTTGGGACTATAGAGGAATTACTCCTAAGTTTCATCTTTCAGATCAAAGACCAGGAGCTAGGACAGGAGCACATGCAGATTATGTAGAAGAAATACCACAAATTCTCTTTGAAACTGCTAAAGAAACTCCTCTTGATATTATGATTGAAGCAAAACACAAAGAAAATTCTGTATTTTGGTTAATGAATAAATATCCTGAATTGAATATCAAGGATGTTAAATTTACATAAACATAATTAGACGTAATAAATATGACTTCTTTAACTTGGACATCGAACAACGAATTTAAAAAAGGCCCTGGTGGCTACTACACTAAAATCAAACCTATGCTCGCACATAATCTTTACGAAACCTCAGGTAATAGAAAAGGGAAGATGACAAATATGCCAAGAGGTTACAAAGGAGATCCTCCTGTAAAAGGATGGTTAGCATCTGAGAAATTAGATGGGATCCGATGCATTTGGACTGGAGAACACTTGTTAACAAGACAAGGAAAAAAATTTAATTTCGTACCAGAATGGTTCATGGACAAACTTCCTAAGGGTTTACCTTTAGATGGAGAATTATGGTGCGGGAGAGGTATCAAAAACTATCAATACATCGCTGGTATTTCTAGTTGGGGAGGAATAACTTTTTTAGACAAGCTTGAAGAAGCTCAAAAAAAACCAGATTCGAAAAAATCAAAAAAGATTTTAGAAAAATACAAAGAACTTGACAAAAAATGGAAAAATGTTACTTTTCAAGTTTTCGATAGCCCTGTTTCTGATGTTCCTTACGAAGAAAGGATTAAACTTATAAAAAGTAAATTAAAAAATCCTTTAAAATTAGTAAAATTTTTTAAAATTAAATGTGAAGAACAGTTACAAGAGTATTATGACAATATTATAACATTAGAAGGAGAAGGTGTTATGTTAAGAGCTCCTGGAAGTCCTTATGAAGAAAAAAGGTCTCGCTTACTTCTCAAAATGAAACCTATTGAAGATTCTGAAGGACAAATTATTGAATACAAAGAAGGTGAAGGTAAATACAAAGGACTATTAGGTTCGTTTATTTGTCAAATGGTTGAAAAGGGAAAACCTGTTTTTTTAAAATCAGGGGAACCAAAAACATTTTGTATAAGTGGTATGGATGATTCTGTAAGAAAAAATTACAAAAATACTCATCCAATAGGTACTTTGATTACTTATACATACAGTCAACTTACTGGTGATGGATACCCTAGATTCCCTAGATACAAAGGAATTCGACATGATATGATTGTTAAAAAAAGAAAAAGAGAAGAGTTTCTTTATGATGAAAATTTAGGAGATTATCCTATCAATAAAATTATAAAAGATGAGTTTGAAGAACTTATTAAAAAAGTATCTACTACTAGGGAAAATGGTTACACTTTTAAAATAGCTAATTACAAGAAAGCTATCAGAGGTATTGTAAGTTACGATAAACCTGTTAAAGACAAAGAAACAGCTCTTGAAGCAATGAAAGAAGTTGGAATGAAGAATCCAACAAGGATTATTGAAAAAATAGAAGAGATTATTCGTTTTGGAAGTCTTAAAGTTACTAAGGTTAGTAAAGTTGACCCAAAAGTTCAAGCAGTTCAAGAATTAAAAAGAATACCTGGTATTGGTGATGCAGTAGCATCAAGACTTTACGATGAAGGTTTTAAAAGTATTGCTGATATCATAGAAAGAGGTGAAGACAGATTTAAGAAATGTGCTAAATACATCGATGACATCGAACAAAGAATACCTAGGGTAGAAATGGTGAAATGGAGAAGAACTCTTAAAAATTGTCTGCCTAATGATGTAGAGGGAGAATGTATGGGTTCTTACAGGAGAGAAAAAGAAACAAGTGGTGATATTGATTTTTTAATTGTTTCAAAAAAGAATGACGGTTGTATTAAGCAAATTCTTAATAAGATTAAGGATAAAATAAAAGTTTTGAAGACTTTATCCAACGGAGAACACAAATTTATGGGAATAGTGCGTTTCAGAGAAGGAGGTACAGCTAGGAGATTGGATATATTCTGGGAACCTTTAGAATGTCTTCCATTTGCTCAATTACATCATACTGGTTCAGGAGAATTTAATGTAAAATTGAGGAAAATAGCTAACGAAAAGGGATACAGGATTAGTCAAAAAGGGTTGTATAACTTAAAAAAGAAAGTCTATTTGAGGAACAGTAGATTCAAATCCGAAGAAGACATCCTTAAATTTTTAGGACAAGAATATATTTCTCCAAAAGACAGATAATTATTTTCTTGGTTTACTAGTATAATGAGTAAACCTGGAAAAGTATTAAGAAATATTTGCAAAAAATTGGGGGTACGTTTGACTGTTAAGAGAGGTAAAAAGAGGGTGTACAAAAGCGTTACTGTCCTTAAAAGACAATGTGCTAAGAAAAAGAAGAAAAAGGTTGTTAAAAGAAGAGCAAAGTTCGGAACTCAAGGATCTGGACGATCATTGGAAGTAGCACAAATGATACTTAACAGATTAGCTAATAAAACTGGACAAAATTTAGAAAAAGGTTTGGAAGGCAGAATACTTCTTTCTAGTCATAAGAATCTTGATAGGGGAGTAAGTGATGAAATATCGAGATACCGAAGACCACCTGTACAACAATTTCCAAATAATGAAATATCTAGGATGTTAAGAGATGGGGATCGTGTCGTTATCCCTAGCAATAGTTTAATAGAAGGTTATCGTCGAGCTTGGGATCCTGCTGGAAATTTTAGAAGAGCTGTTTTTAGAAGAGTTAAGATACGGAACTCTAATTTTAGTGGTAATTTTGAAAATGCTACTTTTCGAAGAGCTGATTTATCTGATTTTTGGTTTCACAATAATTTTCAATCTTGTAATTTCACAGGAGTTGATTTTAGAAATTCTATTCTAAATTATTCCTATTTTCATACTTGTAATTTTACAAATGCTAATTTACATGGAGCTGATTTAATCCAAACTCATTTAACGATTAGTAATTTTAAAAATGCTAATTTACGAGGGGCTAATTTAACCAATGCTCATTTAATGGTAGCTGATTTACGAGGAGCTGATTTACGAGGAGCTGATTTAACAGGAACTGTTTTAACTTTTATAACTTATGATAGACATACTAAATTCCCTTCTAATTTTGATAAATCAAGATTAGATACACCTACCTTTATTAATGATCCATTTGAAGTTGACAGACGTGGTAATTACACTTCATTTTATGGAAAAAGAAGAAAACGTAAAGTTAAAAAACTTAAAAAAAGAAAAAAATAATTTTCTTGGTATACTATTAATGAGTAAACCCGGAAAAGTATTAAAAACGTTGTGTAAAAAACTCGGAGTGCGTTTAACTGTTAAGCGCGGTAAAAAGAGGGTATACAAAAGTGTTGCTGTTCTTAAAAGGCAATGTGCTAATAAAAAGAAAGTTAAAAAGAAGAAAAAGAAGAAAAAGGTTGTTAAAAGAAGAGCAAAGTTCGGAACTCAAGGAGCTTTGGATTCATATTACACATTACAAATGATATTGAACAGATCAGCAAATAAAGCTAAAAAAAATTTAGAAAAAGGTGTGGAAAGCAAAATGTTGCTTATGGCTAATATGACTCTCCCTGAAGAAATAAACCAATCAATAAGACAACGCCCAGTATTAAGTACTCCGTTCTGGAATTCAGTAAAAGTACAAAGAATGAGACTCAGGGGTGAGCGTGTTGTAGCTCCTTTTTTTAATTTAAAAGGGGTTAATTTACAAAGGGCTGATTTACAAGATGCTAATTTACGAGGGGCTAATTTACGAAGGACTTGGTTAATGAAAACTGATTTACGACGGGCTAATTTAAAAGGGGCTAATTTATTCAGGTCTGTTTTACAATCTGCTAAATTACAAGGGGCTAATTTACGAGGGGCTAATTTAGAAGGGGCTAATTTAAAAAATGCTATTTTACAAGGGTCTGATTTAGAAGGGGCTAATTTAGAAGGGGCTAATTTAACCAATGCTAAATTAACATTGGTAAGTTCAGGAAAGATAAGAGGATTACCTAGAGAAATGCCACATTATTATACTATACATAGTGGTTATATTATTGGTCCTGGAGTTGATTTAGAAGGGGCTAATTTACAAGGGGCTGATTTAAGATTCGCTAATTTAAGACACGCTTATTTACGAGAGGCTGATTTACGAGGGGCTAATTTAAAAGGGGCTGATTTACACGGAGCTGATTTATACGATGCTAAATTACAAGGGGTTACCTATAACGATAGGACACAATTCCCTGTAGGATTTAATAAGAGAAATCCTTTTCATTTTCTTAATTATTCAAGATATTTCGGAAAAAAGAAACGTAAGAAAAAACGTAAAAAAAGAAAAAAATAATTTTCTTGTTTTACTATTAATGAGTAAACCCGGAAAATCATTAAAAGAGTTGTGCAAAAAACTCGGAGTGCGTTTAACTGTCAAACGTGGTAAAAAAAGGGTGTATAAAAGTGTTAAAGTTCTTAAACTACATTGTAAAAGAAAATTTAAAAGGAAGAGAGTTGTAAAGAAAAAGAAGAAAAAGGTTGTTAAAAGAAGAAAAGCTCGTTTCGGATCTGAAGCACCTAGATTGAGAAATAATAACAGTCTTAACAATAAAAAGATGAGTAGTCTTAACAATCAAAGGAGAAAAACACAAGATGCAATAAGATTGTTTTATCCTAGAGCCGGTTATCGAAAACCTTTAGGTAATAATAATCCTGATTATTTTGGTTCAGGATACAATCCTTTTGATATAGATAATTTTTCAAAAAATTTGTTGAATGATTCTTTTAACGATCCAAGTAGAATGGTTGAATTATTAATGAGTGCTGATGGAGATAGTTTAGGTTCAAAAAGTATTAATTATTTAATACATAATGATTTTTTTAAAACACGAAATGATGACAGTCGGATGAAAGTATCACCAGAGATTATGTTACTGAGCGGATATATACTAGGGAACTATCATAACGAAGTACCTTTTAAAAGAGAGGACATTGGTACTCCTTTAATAAATGAAGCTATATCGGGTCTTTTGTACCATGGTGAAAGTATGGGAACGCAAATACACAGAGAAAAAAGGGCTCGAGGCTTAATTAAAAAATACTTATGGCATAGTGATCTTTATGAAATTAATTGGCATGATGAGGATATGAAAGATTATAATTTTCCATTGGGAACAGGCGTAAAGACAGAAGAATGTCTTAGAAGAGAAGCTATTATAGAATTCATAATAATATTCGGAAGATATCCTACTATAAGTGACACTGACAGAAATGACATCATGCTTATAACACAAGACAAATTTAAGAATCGAAAACCAATGTCAATTGATGAAATTTTATATGAAATTAACGATAGAGAAATAAAAGCTAAGGATTTCTTTATAAAAGAACATATGAGTAAATATACAAATGAAGTGATAAACAATACTAACAATTTAGACAGCTGGAACTTAAGGAATAATGAGCTGGTTGTAGAATTAGATAGAGGAGATCATTCAGTTTTAATCAAATACTTCTTAAAAAGAACTTTAAAAGACTATATTTTTTTGTGTCATAGATTACGTGTACGAATGTTAAGTCATTATACAATAAAAAATACTAAAGACAATGGTGACATTTCATATAATTTCGTTACTAATGATGAATTAAGATTATGTACATGTGAACATTTTTATTATCGTAAATTCTCAAGTAAGAGAGGAGATAGAATTTGTAAACATCTTGCGCGTACCCCTAAACCAGAAGATAATTTTGAAATTAATTTCATAAAGAACATTCTTTTACCTGGTAGTGAACAAGCAAGTCCAACAAAACAAATGTATTATAATATTTTAAGATTAGAACGACCAGAAATGTTAGAAGAACTAGGTATAGACTTAGACGATGAAAGTTATTTTGGTTCACGTTATGCAATAGAAGGTTTAGTTAGAGAGAGAAATCAACTACCAAGAAAGGATATTGAAGGACTAGTAACAAGAAATATTGTAAGATCAGGAGAAGATCACTGTTATATATGTCTTGAAAGACCAAATTTTGTTATTAAAAATTGTCCTGAACAATGTAGAAGATCCAAAATATGTCTAGATTGTATTAAACAATATCCTCGAGATTGGTTTGAAGATACTGAAAAGATTAAATGCGGAATGTGTAGGGAATTTTTACGGAATGAACAAATTGTAGATTTTAATACAATGAAAAGGGCTAGGAATGTTAACCAAGATATAATTGACAAAATAGGTAAAAACCTACAATTAAAAGGAACACCAGGTATACCTAGATATTTTCACAAAATACGTGCAGACCAAAGATTAGAAAAAGTAGCTCCAGGTCTAGCTAGATATGTAAGAAGTATTCCAGGAGGACAAGTATATTTTGGAAAGAAAAAGAAAAAAGAAAGAGTACCCGCATCTTTGAAAAAGGTTTGTAAACGCTTAAAAATTCGTTTAACCGTTAAACGAAAAGGTAAAAGAGTATACAAATCTGTCAAAGTTCTTAAAGAGCTTTGTAAAAAAGCTTTGAAAAAGAAAAAGAAAGTTCTGAGAAAAAGTAAAGCTGGTAAAAAGAGAAAAGTTATTAAAAAGAAAAAGAAAGTTATTAAAAAGAGAAAAGTTATTAAAAAGAAAAAGAAAGTTATTAAAAAGAGAAAAGTTATTAAAAAGAAAAAGAAAGTTCTGAGAAAAAGTAAAGTTGGTAAGAAGAGAAAAGTTGTTAAGAAAAAGAAGGTTGTTAAAAAGAAATAATTTATAAAAGTTCTTCATCTACTTATATCTTCTAAAATGTTTAATGTATTCTATAGAAGCTTGTTGTTGTTTATACTTTTGACTTATAATCCATCCTTTAGAGTATATTCGAGAAGCATATTTATGTGTTTCTTCAAGATGTTCTATTTGTTTTCCTACTAAAGTATTATTTAAGTTTTTAATAGTATTCTCTATTTTACTTTTAACTTTAATACCTAAATCTACTATGAAAAGATTTTCAGGCCATTTTTGTATAATTATTTGAAAAGTTTCAAGTGTACCTTTATCAACTCCTAAGAAATTTTTACAAATTAGATATCTTTCAGAGTTACAAGGTCTACTAGCTAAGGGTTTAAAAATATTAATTTCACCGAATAAAGATTTAACTAATACTAGTAACTGTATTGTAGGAAGTGTAAACATATCGAATATTTTACACACGAAATGTCCACCAACTTTAAGACTTTTAATAGCTGTTACGAATTGACAAAATATTAAACGAAAACTCATTTGTTCTTGAATATAATAATTTTTACTTACGTCAAATCCTCCATCAGCTGTTATTACTTGACACCGTTTATTAGATTTTTTTGAAAATTCATCAATAGTTTTATTTTTATATATATTACCACTTTTATCAGGACCCCATAGTATATTACCATTTTTGGGTAATTTTTTACTGAAAATACAACTATTATTATTTTTACTTTGTCCTATCCATACATGTTTAGGATTTTTTATAAGATCACAAGTAGCTTCAATAAACCCACCTGGTGCTTCGCATAAATGACCAGTAAATGTTTCATCTCCTGTAAATAATTTAAATTTATGGTCTAATTCTATAAGTTTATAATAAGCTCTACTTATTTTTTCATTCTGTTCTATGTACAATATATTTTCATAAAGATTCATTAATTTAGTAAATTTACCCCATTTTTTCTTTTCTTCAGCTGTTTTATATAGGTCTATTTTTGATTTTGAAAACTTTAAGTGATTATAAAATATTTTATTCACAAAACGATAACATTCTATAGGTGGATTTTTTGACCATCTAGGATTCATCACTATTTATTATAATCATATTTTTTTATGTATTTAAACCTAAATATTATCTACATTAATATTAATGATTGAAATCTTAATACTTTTATTACTTCTTTTTATTATTTTAAAGAGTTCTTGTTTAAATAAAGAAAATTTTGATTTTATAGGAAACGGTAGTCCAAGTTGGTATTTACCTAAAAAATACGACGAAAATGATTGGAAACCTTCAATGGTTGGTATTTCTGGTGAATAAAATCTTAAAAAAAATATAAACTAATATTATATGGATTTGAAAACAATCGCTATAATAATAGTTTTATTCTGTCTAATGAAAAAAATCATGAAAGAAAACTTTGGTTCTTATAATCCTCTTTATAGTAAAACTCATCAATATTCAGTACCCTTAAGGAATACTAAATTATGTGCAAAAGCTTATGGTAAACATAATTGTAGTAGTGATTTTTTACCATTACAAGGAGCAGGTGCAGGATTTTGGATGAGTAACACAGATGAAAAAAATAATCTTTTAATTTCTAGGGTACCAGGTGAAGGTATGGGTGAAGAAATAAGTATGATAGGAGGTAATTCTTTTGGTATGAAAGGTTCTGATATTACAAATGGTTATAGACTAGATGATAACAAACAAGTTATACCTAGGGATACAGAACGTAAAATAATAGAGCAATGTAGAAAATCAACAGACAGTAATTCTTGTTTTAGAGAACATTTAAGTGGTCTCAGAAAGTAAATTTCTATGATAGTCAATAATTTCAACAGCTTTATCAAAAGTATGTGTAACTATAACAGGTCTTGATTTAGGTGGACATATTGTTAATCCGATATTAAATAAATTTCTTATTATGGGATTTTCAATAATTATTAAACTAGCTATAGTAATAGCATCATTTTTCTTTGTTCTTCTTGAAACAAAATTTGTAATTTGACTTACATGTTTTGGAGATAATGTTTGTGTACTTCTCATATCCCATATTAACCCTAACATTTTTTTTTCATTATATAATTTATCAAGTATAGTATTAGAAACATTTATTAATTGTTCTAATTCTTCTGATGTACATTTAGTATTATGACTTTTCCAATGAATGTATTTTGAATTTATATAAATGTTTATATAATTATTAGAATATAACAATTTACTTTTTTCCATTAAATTGTTATATTATAATAATAAATTTTTTTCTACGAATTAATAATTAACACTAGGTGGCCAATTAAATTTGTTAACATGTAATAATTCATTACCTGGAAAATTATTTCTACTTAATTCAGCTTTTTGTCTCATCAATTCTGAAGTCGCATGATTAGTTTGAGCATGACTTAAGTTAAATCTTACTCTTTTTTTAGGTTTAACTGTAGGACTAGGAGTAAGAGTAGGTTTTTGTTTAGGACTAGTTATAAAAACAGTTCCAAATAGAATACTAATTATAAGAAGTATAATTTCAATCATATACTAGTAACGTTAGAAAATTATTTAATTACAATTAGGAATTAAATCACCACATTTTTGATGGTCTTTATTAGTAGCATACTGTTTATTCTGATACGTAACACATACGTCATTTACCCTTGAACAATAATCTTCTAATTGACTTTGTTTGTCATTTTCATCTACAATGTATTTTTCTATTCTATTTATACACTGTGTTTTAGTAATATCTCCAATACAATTTGTTGGAAAATGTTGATCTTTATCATATAAGGAACATGTAGTTCTCTTATCGTTAGGACACCAAGCCTGAGGAAGACTAACAGGTACTGAATTTTGTCCAGTAATTTCTTTAATTACTTCTTTTTGTTCCTGTTGTTCTTCTAAGTCCTTTTCTCCACTTATTCTCTTTTGAATAATACTAACAAGTTTATCTGCATCTTTTTCTTTAAAAAATTTTGATTTCTTTAAAAAATTTTTAATATTTTTTAATTTATCATTAGAAACTGGAGAAGTTATATATCTTTTTTTTTGTTGTTCAGCAACAACAGCTGCACCTCCACCTAATAAAAGCATTGCAATTAGTATTTCTGCCATATAACTATTATAAATATTTTATATTCAATAAAATAAATTTATTAATTTACTTTAGTGATTATAAACAATCAGCCCATAGTGGGACTTGAACCCACAATCCCCTGATTAGAAGTCAGATGCGTTAGCCAATTACGCCATACGGGCTGGTAATTTATAAAAATCATAAAATTCATAATAACTTTTCATGACAATGATTCATTACTCTAGAATTCCATTCTTTACCATAACCACAACCCAATAGTTTAATATTTCTCCAAATATAAGAATGTTGTACTGCTTTTTCATAACCCAAAGTTTTTTGAGAATGTAAAACATACTTTATACGGTCTTCTCTTTCGTAGTGTCTTTCCCATGGTTCTAAATAAAGTTCTTTGACTATTTCTCTTAAGCCTTTACACTTTGTGCCAAAGGAACTTTTGCTTTCTTTGCTTTCTTTGTTTTCTTTGTTTTCTTTGATACTTTCTTTACTTCTTCCTTTGCTTTCTTTGCAGGTGCTTTCTTTGTTGGTGCTGCTGCTTTCTGTGTAGATGTTTTTGGAAAGTGATGTTTTAGATACCTTTGTAAGTTGAAAAAGGTTAGGTCTACTGCATCCCCTGTTACTGGGTCTACTACTGGTGATAAAACTTTTGCTAACGCTTTCCCGTATTTTCCCTTCAATAAGATTACTCTCTTGTTGTCTGCTTGTTGAAGATTGTGTTCTTTCACATAACCTGTGATTTTCTTGGTTACATCGGTTCTTGCAATCTTCTCGTCTGCTGGGATTCCCAAGAATTTGGCCAATTCCGGAGTGATATCCGTTGGTCTGGCAAATCCACTTGGTCCCTTCTTTGCTCTGTCCTCTGCTTTCTTTGCCTTTTTTTTTTCTTGTTTAGCAAGTTCTTTTACTAATTGTAAATTTTCTTTACGAAGGTCTTTAACATAATTAGCAAGACCTTTTAATTGTTTTGCCATTTCGTCAATTTTAACCATTAAGTCTTTGTACTTGTCTTGTTCAAGTTCTTCAACTTGTTGAGTTTCTTTTTTTGAGGTAACTGTGTCTTTTGTCATGTCTGATACTTGTACTGTAGATTTTGTTGATGTCATTCTTACGCGATAATTATATTATACAATATTCTTTAAGTATGTTTAATAACGGTAGAATAAAAATAATTATATTAATTATAATGTCAAAAAAAACTCACGTCGAATTAGTAACTGAATTAGGTTCAAAAACAGTTAAAGCATTTCCAACAGGATTTCAGTTAGATAATATCATGGATGCTACTATGGAAGTAATGAGAGACGTCAGTAGTATCTATTATCTTCACGGTAAAGAAAAAAAACAACTTGTTATAGATATCCTCATCCATGTTGTAAACAACACCGATGCAGGGGCTTTAGAAAGCCTCGACCCTATAATAATTAAAATGGTTCCTAAAGTTATTGATACTATAATCAAAGTAGAATCAGGGAAAATGAAAATTAACAAAAAACCATGGATTAAATGTTTAGCATGTTTTCCATGTTGTCGTTAATCCAATACTTTAATAGCCATTGTTTTAATCCCTACTAGATAATGTGACACTATTCCTATAATAAAAAGAATTATAGTGGACCATACTAAAGGGATATTAGACATATAAGTTAAAATAAAAGCTAAAATGATAGTTCCAAAATAATCAAAAAGTGACGTACCTTTAAATTTAAGTGCATGTACACCAGTTCCTGGTTTTCCAAAAATATTTTTATATTTCTTAAATTTTCCAAATAGGTCTTTCATATATTAATACCGCAGATTAATATCTATAGTATTATTATATGATTAAAGAAATCAGAAGTAAATTTGATATGAAAACTATTAATCTTATTCATGTTCTTGTTACAGGTACTTTATTGGCTTGTATCGGTTATAAAAAAGACAGTACCCCTCAATGGAAGTTCTATGCATTAGGTTTTATGGCTCTACTTATACCAATCCTCGTTCATTTACCAAAAAAGTTTAGTTTAAAGTACTGGACCGTTATTCAATTAACTCATTATTTAATTATTATGCCTGGTTTGTTGTACATTGCTTATAAACAAAAATTCAGTGAACAAGTTTATGATTCTATATTTGCTTTAGGAGTAGGTGTATCAGGTTATCATGGATACAAATACTACACACGCCTCAATAAAAAGTAAATTATAACAATAATAAAGAGTACGTCAACTATATTAGGTAATCCTAATGAATACAAAAAATCGTCCATCTTTTGGATTGTCTTTATAATCTCATTTTTTTCACTGTGACTATAAAGATAAGCTTTTTTCTTGTTATACTTTTCTAAAATCATGTTACTAGTTATTTTACCACTTTCAACTGTACTTTCCATAGTCCATACATCAACTGTTGTCAAATTGTGACCTCCTGTCAAAAACATATTGGAATACTTAGTATTACCTAAAGGTCTATACTCTTGGTTTAAAGTATTGTTTACCCATTTAACATTCTTTGAAACTAATCTTCCATTCTTTTCTTCCCAATCTGAAAATATTTCTTTGAATATTATGTCTTCCTTTGTGATTTTGTTTTCTACAACGTTCAAAAAATCTTTACTCATAAAAATTTGTTCTATTATTTCTTCTAGAAGTTGTTGTTTTGTTAAACTTGTTCCGCTCTTTTTATAAATAACTCCTGGATAATATGGAGTAGTTAAACACCCACTCAATAAAGACTTTATCTTACCATTCATTCCTAAATTAGTCCCAGGACACCAAATATCTTCTTGAAAGTATGAAATAATATTATAAGGGGCTTCGATAAAATTTAATGCAGCATTTTTAATAGGTATTCTAACTTTTTTTCGAAATCCTAATCTGAAACTTATTTGATTATTAACTGTAGACAATTTTTCTATTTTTGGTTGTAATACAGGAAAATTACTTCTTTTCAGTATTTGGTTTAATGAATAAGGGTCAATTGCGAATATGTGTTCTTCTGCTACTACCCTAGTGCCATTAACTACACAATATTCTATCTTTTTACCGTCATGTTTTATCTTTTCAAGGGATACATTGAAATTAAATTTTACACCTTTATTTCTTAAAAAAGAAATCCAAGGTTCAATCCAACCTTCACTTGTGGGTTTGTTTAGTGCTTTAGACGTAAATTTTATACCTTCACTAGTAGAGGCAAACTTATTTTTAAAAAATTTTAAAGTAAATATAACTTGATGGGCATATGAAAGAGACTTTTTATCCATTCCGTAACCAGAACCTCCTAAAAAATCTACCAAGAATCTAAAAGAACTTTTTGATATTTTTTTTTTAACTAATTTGTCAAAACTAATTTTATAATAGTCTCTTCTCCTTTTATTGGAAAATAGTACTTTACTATAAATGTAACCTAAATAAGGTACGTCATGGATTTTAATACTTGCTTTCTTTTCACTAACGGAATTGTCTAATAGTAAAAATTTTAATCTCTCTGTAGTCAAATTATCATATACAGTTTTACTTTGAAATCCTTCTTGTAGTTTACCTATTTTATACTTTTTCAATGTTTTCATTACATAAGGATTTTCCATGTGCCACGAATACCCTAGATCTTGCCAAACTTGTTCAAGGTCCTTACCACCTGCATTAAGTATTAAACTACCACCTGGGTGACTTCCCATAAATTCTGTTACGTCATAAACTTCACCTTTGTAGTAAGTCCATAGGCTATTTTTGGTGGTATGTTTTTTAACTTCTTCTACAGAATAGTAAGAACCAAAATCATCACGTGGACATGTTTCTTTAACAGGTATTCTTTTCATAATATCAAACACATTTTTATAAAAAGGTCCATAAGCTCTCATTGAATGTTCGGTAGGAACATCGTTACTATATCTAAATGACCTAGCCATTCCTCCACCTATAGGTGCCTTTTCAAAAATTTCTACTTGAAACCCCTTTTCTACTAATTCATGGGCTACAGTTAATCCTGCTAAACCACATCCGTATATATTAACCTTCATTAATATATAAGGACATTTTTTTCTCATTCATTTGCCAGTGCTACCGAAACCTCCAGTATTTCTTTCAGTTTCTCCTAAAGTATCAGTGAATCTAAATTTAACACGATTACTATTCCATCCTGTAATTTGTACTAATCTTTGTCCTATACTTATCCTATAATCTTCTGGAGGATAAGAAACATTATCAACAACTGCTATAAGCTCTCCCCTATAAGAATAATCTATAGTTCCTATAGAATTACACAACCTTAAAGGTGTTTTACTACCCATACTAGATCTTGGTCTCATATCCATATGACCTTCTTCTTTGTTTTCAATACATATTCCTAAAGGAATCTTAAAACTCCTAGCATTAGCTGGGACAACTACATCACGAGGACACATGATATCAAACCCAGCATCACCTATACGGATGTCACAAATTGCCCTAGGTTCAATACCATGAAATACGTTATACATTTTTTCAATATCTTCATTTTCTGCTTTGACTAATAAGAACATTATAAATATGAAATACATTTTTTTTTAAATAGGTGTAATATTAGGTTTTTTACCAATTTTTTCACATATATTTATAATATCAAGTGTTTTAAGTAAAAGATTAATAGAATTGTAAAGACAACTTTTACTATTTGGTTTAATCTCTATTTCAATTTCATATTTTTTATCAATAACTGCGTTATTTTCAGTAGTTACAATAGTTAAGTCAAAATAAAGATCTTTTAAAGTATATCTAGTTCTTTCTTTAACTCTTGTGTACAATCCTTCTTTAGAAGTATAGTTTTTATTTGGAACATTTTTTTCACTAGAGAAAGAAATTCTGAAATCAAAAGGACTATCTTCTATTTCGAAGTCTAATTTTTCTAATTTTTTCTTCTGAATGCACTCTGTAGTGCCATCATCTTCTATTGAAATTCTTATTCTATCATAATAATAATCAGTTTTATTTATTTTTTCAACATTGTCCCATGTATTTGTATTATCAAATTTATTTTTAATTTTTTGAAAAAATTCTTCAGTAACATTTGTATCAAACCTACCTATATTAAAAAATCCCAACCGTGATTCAATTTCTATTTCACTATTATCTTTGTATTTGTAATATGCGTCTGTTATTTGTTGTACACAATTATTCATGTACTATATACACATGTGTCTTTAAACCATTTAAAAATTTTTGGTCGTACTTATTATGAAATTTTCAATTAAAAGTGACGTACTAATTAGTATCTTTGAAAATTTTCTTATTGAGTATCCTATAATTTTATCATACCAAGATAAACAATTTAACATTAACCAAATAGTTGGAGAAGAAACACTTATAACTTTTAAAGTTAATGATGACTGTATTAAACTTCCCAAGAAGAAAAAGAATTTCTCTGTTGAAATTCCTTCACAACCTTTTATAGGAATTATTGGTAAAAATTTATGCGATACAAATATTATTTTTTCAATTAAAAATGACGTACGAATTAAAATATCAAAAAAACTTATTTTGCAGTACAAATTAAAAGTTTACCAATTACCTTGTCCTGATTTTTCATTAGAACATATTTTTACTACTAATTCTGAATTTATAAACATAATAAAATATTGTCCTTCTGATACAATTATTAATTTCATAGTAGATGGTATGTTGAAAATAACTGTTAAAAATCAAGATTTTACTTGTATATACGAAATTGAAACTGATATACTAGACACCTTTAGTAGTAGTTTTCTTCAAAAACATTTATATGAAGTATTGAAAATAATTGATCAAGAACAACCAATAAATTTAAATTTACTTGAAAATCATCCTATGTACGTCACACAAGAAAATCAACATGGCGTTTTAGAAATATTTATAGCACCTTTTATTGAATAATTTTATGTACGTCACTATTAATGAAGCCAACATTTATAATAAAAAATAAATCAGAATGGATGCGTATTTCTAAAGGAGTAATCAATATTCCTTATCCAACTAGACAAGAAATGTGGGAGTTGTCTAAACCTTATCCTACTGCTAAACAAATAATGTTTCTATGGTTAGACAATAACAGATACAAAGCTATGGTTAAATTAATGTTTTTCAATAAAAAACAGAGTAAAGAATGTGGTAGTATTTCTAAATTACCTTTATGTGAATTAGGAGATGTAATTATTCATGAAAATTATAGAGGAAAGGGATTGTGTAAAAAAATAGTAAAACCTGTGGTGAGTTATTTTAATCGTTTTTTTAAGAAAACTCATTTTTTATTCTTAACAGTAAACAATGACAAAATACCTGCCTTAAAGTGTTATGCACATCTTTTTAAAGACGTCGGTGACTCCCCTAGGAAGCTTAAAGACTTCTTTAAAAAAAGGTATCCTTGGATGAATGTTGAAATTCATAAACTATTCCTTTTAAAATAATTATTTTTGTTCACATTTACTAATCAAAAATCCTACGATAACAGAAATCATTGAAATACCAACTAATTTCCATAATTCTTTATTATTTTCGTTAATATCAATAAACTCTTCTGATTTTATTTCTGGAGTACATGTAATACTTCTACCCATCAATGCTCGTTTAAAATCATTATCTTCTAGTAGAAGTTCACTTACTTCTTTTTTTAAAGAAGGCTCTAAGGTATTCCAATTTTCTGAAATTTTCTTAAAGCCTCCTAAAGTATTAATCCACTCCATATCAGTTAAATTTTGTGGTTTAGTTGTTTCTATAAAAGTATTAAGAGTTTGTTTTCTATTTTCTCTGCCGGTTTGACCTCTTTCTCTTTCAGGTGCGTCACCGCATGAACCTTCATCGTCAATAAATCTAGCGGGTCTCATCTATAATTAATAGAAAGAAAAAAATAACAATTTTTATACTTTTTTTTTATTGAGTATTATTAATGGTTCGAAAGAAAAGTTCAAAACCTAAAAGAACAAATAAAAGAAAACATTCTTATAAGAAAAGAAGAATAATAAGAAAAAGAAGATTCGGTACTACAGAGCTGACATGTAAAGAACTTCAACAAGACTATGATGAAAATCATAAAACAATAAAAGAAGCAAAAAAAGCTGTTGATGAATTAGAAGCTGCACAAAAAACTTTAAATCAACAGATTATTAAATGCAGAGAACAAGAAAAAGAAGAAGAAAGATTAAGAAAAGAAAAAGAAGCAGAAGCAGAAAGATTAAGAAAAGTAAAAGAAGCAGAAGCAGCAAGGAAAGCAGGGGAACAAGCAGGAGCAAATGCAGCCGAACAACAGATAGCAGAAGATGAAGCAACAACACAAACAACTACAGAAGCCGTAACAACTACTGAAGAAGCACAAAACCCAGAAAGTAAAGCAACTGATACAACAACAACTACAGAAGCCGTAACAACTACTGGAGAAGTACAAAACCCAGAAAGTGAAGCAACTGATACAACAACAACTACAGAAGCCGTAACAACTACTGGAGAAGCTCCAAAACAAGAAGCACCAAAACAAGAAGCACCAAAAGAAGAAGCACCAAAAGAAGAACCAAAAACAGAATTCGGTAAAAGGAAAAGACGTAAGCGTAAAAAGAAGAAAAAAAGAAAGAAGAAGAAAACTGTTAGAAAGAGTAAGGCTGGTAAAAAGAAAAAGAAAAGAAAGAGTAAGGTAAAGAAAGTTTCATTGACTTTAAAGAAAAGGTGTAAAAAACATGGTATCCGTTTAACCCTTAAGAGAGGAAAGAAAAGAGTACCAAAGAGTGAAAAACTTTTAAAGAAGCAATTGGCAAAAAAATTAAAAGCATTGAAAAAGAAAAGAAAGGTTTCTAAAAGAAAGGTTTTTAAAAGAAAGAGTAAGGCAGGTAGAAAGGTTAAGAAGAAAAAGAAAAAAGTTAAGAAGAAGATTTCAGCAAAAATTAAGAAGTATTGTAAAAAATATGATATTAAGATGACTATTAAAAGGAATGGTAAAAGAGTCTACAAGTCAGAAAAAGTTTTAATATCCCAAATAACTAAAAAAGTAAAATTGATTAATAAGAAAATTAAAAAACAAAATAAAAAATTAAAAAAAACATTAAAAAAAAGAAGAAAACAGCACAAAACACTTCGTATACTTTTAGGTAAGAAGTAAGTTTATAATAATATTTTACTATTGATTCTAGAATCAACGGGAAAAGATTATTTATTTTTCAAGTACTGTTAATTTTTGACCTTTTCTAAGGATAGGCCATTTAGACCTCTTAGCTATAAAGTAAATAAAAGTTATAATGAATGCCCAAAGTATAAGTTCTCTTATTAATTTACCTATATGTAAAGTTGTATCTTCTTTTTCATTATCCTCTAGTACTATTGATAATTTTTCAAATGCTTTTTTAGGAACAACGTAGTTAAGAGTAGGGAAAAGAATGTATTCTTTAATTTTATTAATAAAAGTAAATGTGAATACACTCCCTATAGCTGTTAAAGTTACCCATTTTTGATCTTGAATGAAATCAAAAGGATCTGTAAAATTACTCATTACTATATATGTATATTATTTTTTCCTATAATTACTTTAAAATTAGTTAAATTATCATCTGAAATTATTTCTAGGGGTTTTTCAATAATAATAAGACTGTTTTCAGTAGGATAGTAACACTTTTCATTAGATTCTTTAAAATATACAAATTCTGAGTTTTTGACAGGAAAATAAATAAGTGTACCTAATTCTAATTTTTCAGGTAATCCTTCATGATATTCTAGTTCATAATTTTGAATATAATTTAAAGGCTTATCATTTTCTATATTTTCAAGTATAATTTTATGTACGTCATTTGAAAATACATTTAACATTCTATTTTTTGTTATTTCTATCTTACTTTCTTTAATAACTATGTCTGTAAAATTTACTTTGTCCTTCAGTATAAAAGCTGCTATTATTGCTATAACAACAACAATACCATATTTTTTATTAATAAAAAACATCTTCAATGAGTTCATTATTAATTAGTAATATATGAATACGTTTTTTTAACCTTATTAGTATACTTTTTATTATTAAATGCAAGTAAAAAAAGATATTATAGGAATACTTCGAAAAAAACAAGAAATTATTAATAAAAATATAGAAAACATAATTACAGGAATAGAAGAACAAATGAATATTGAAAATCTACCGGAGATTGAAAGTTGGTTATATGAATTTTCAGTAGCTGTTAAATTTATTGAAAAAAAAACAATGGGATTTCCATCTGATTATGAAAATTCTATTATCTTAGAATCTATATTAAAAGAAGATCTTTCAAATGATGAACTTCAAAGAAAAATTATGCCTTTTATTCTTTCTTATATGCAAATACTCAGGATGGTTCAATCTTCTTCTTCTTCTATGTCTTCTAATGAAACATCACCTTCATCAATTTCTTCACCTTCTTCTTCTTCTTCTTCTTCTTCATCTTCTTCACTGTCTTCATCTGATAAATCAGAATAATCACTTTCATCTTCATCATCAGTAAGTTCATCTCCGAATGCTAATCTTTCTTCTTCAGAAACTTCTTTTAAACCTTTTTTAACAACTTTGTCATCTTTTCCTATTTCAATTGATTCAAGTAGAGGATGACAAATTTCTTTTAAAACATCATGTTGTTCTTTAGTAAGTGTTTCTGGTAATACTACTCTGAATTGAACATAAAGATCACCGTATACAGTTTCTTCTCTATCTTTGTCGAAAATAGGCATACCTTCTCCTTCTATTTTTCTTAAACCATCATCTAAATGTAAAGGTTTACTTCCTTCTAAAGAATTATTTGTTAAGTGGACAACATGACCGTCAAGATGTTTAAATGACCAATCTAGACTAAATGATTCAGAAAGAGAAATATTTTTTAACATAAAAATATCATTTCCATCTCTTTCAAACATTTCATGTTCATCTTCACAAAGAGTAATAACGATATCACCTGGTTCATGACCTGGTATTTCATCTGCTTCTTTATTATATCTTAATACTTGTTGATCTCTCATACCTGGTTGGATTACAACTGCAATTTTCTTTTTTTCTTCTACTAATTTGTATCCATTAGAAGTTTTTTTCATTCTTTTTCTTCTAACTGATATCTTTTTCTTTTTACCAGTGTATAAATCTTTTAAAGAAACATTTAAATTAAAATTAAGATCTTTTGTTCTTGGGTTAAGCGTGTCATAATCATCTTCTTCTTCATTTAATTCTTCATCTTCTTCAACTTCTACAACTGGTTGTTGTTGTTGTTGTTTTTGAAGTTCTTTAGTAGTTTCTTCCATAGATTTCATGAAATTTTCATTCTGCATCATTCCCATAACATTTTTTGTAACATGAGAAATCATAGATTCCATGTCCATATTTTGAAGATCAACTGAATCATCTTTTGTCATTTCGTCAGCCATTTGATGAGCTAATTGAAGAATGTTAGGTTGTGGTGAAGACATATTATAATAAATATTATCAGATTATTTTTTTATATAATCCGCATTATTGTATCTTTTATTTTTTTTAAGAAATTTAAAGTGATTACTTCTGAGTCTTTTAATGACATTTTCTTTAGTTTTTATTTTAAAATGAAAATGTTCATGAGATTTCCATCCTCCCATATTATAAGTCACTGAATAATCTTGAAGTTTCCATTCTTCACAAAAATGTTTGATTTCTTGTAATATTAATTGTAAATCTTCTCCTGTTTCATGTATCGTTTTGTAGTGTTTATTTGGAAAAACTATAATAACTGGTCTACCATGCATATCGTGCATAAATTTAGATTTTTCTTTTCTTAAAAAAACATGTTTTGCTATCTTTCCATCTAATTTACAATATAAGCATTCATGTTTTATGTTAACCATTAAAGATTCTTTGAAAGTTAAAACCCTTTTTTCAAATTCATCATTAATATTTTTTTTAATTTTATCTTGAGGAAGAGTGTTTTCTAATATTTCATCATCTTCACTTTCAGATTCTTCTAATGCAGCAAATCCCCAATCAACATTAGCACAACTTATACCCTCTTTAAATCCAGAAGGGTTTTTATTCATTAAAAATACTTCTGATTTTAAATATCAATATTTACCGAGTTTAACCTAAACTAGGTACATTTCTAGCCATATTGTCTGGTTTAGGAATTTGAACTCCTCTTTCTCTATCTGAACTGTAACTTTCCATAGTTCTTGTTCTTTGACCTTTTTGTAGTCCTGTTTTTTCATCAAATAAAGCCTTGTCAAAATCACTACCGTCTCTATCATTTATACCACTAAAACTATTTCCTCCTGACATAAAATTACCATCTAAAGATGCATAATCAAGACTACCTGCTCCGCTTATTTGACTAAGGCCCTGAGCTCCATCTAGATTATTTTGCATTTTTTTCTTTAACCATTGGAATGCTTGTTTTCCTTGTATTAAATTTTTACCATTTTCTATCATTGATGGAACTTCTTGTAAACCTTGAGGAATTTGATTAATTTCTTCTATTGCGTATTTCTCAAATAATACTCCAATATCAGGATATTTTTGAAGTTTCTCCATGAAATTTTTTGAATGAGGACATCTTTTTGAATAAAAAAGAGTATGAGGTGCACTTACTTTTGCTCCACTAACATTTGCCATTTATCATTATAAATACATTTTTTTAAATAAAATAACGAATAAAATCCAAATAAATTTTCTTGCTAATTAATAATGAATACAAGCCAAGTTAACTTCATGTTCATATTTGTATTATCTGTAATAATGTTTAAATTATACAATACTGATAATTTTTCAGACGTACCTGATGCTATTATACCTAGTATACCTGAAGATAAATCTAAAAAAACAATAAACAGACCACCTAGAGTTATTAAAAGGAATAATAGTAAAAGGGCAGTTGAGTGTTCTGCTATAACTTCTGCTACTTATTACGGAATGAGACCTATCATTCAATACAATGAATACGAAAATGTAATAAAAGATATTCTAATCAGAATTACAAAACCAATTGAATTTGATTATTCTGAGTTTAAACATCCTATGAGATTTTTACAAACTAATGATGAAGAAAATCTTATGAAATTCATCATGTCCAGAATTAATGAAGCTTATAGAGAAAATCCTAATAATGAAAAATATGCTCTAGAAGATACATGGGATGGAGAACATTTTAGTTACCTCAATCAAAAAGTCTATTCTTTTTCTGATAAAAAGATTGAAGGAAAGAAATTTCCAAAAGAAATTAGGTACGTCATTAATTTTTCTCTCTTTAATAATCATCGTTATTCAAGTAATGACATAATCGTTGAAATTTTAAAACTTGAAGATGTTTATCATGTCATGAGTGCAGTATTAGGAACATACGATGTTAAAACTGACGTGGTAGGTGTAGGTATTAATAAATCAATTGACTCAAGTAGTGTAGAAGAACCTGGTAATCCTCCACATTGGTTATATGGAGATACTGTAGAAGACATCACATTTAACAAATATGGTTTTTATGAAGAAGGTCAAAACTACGCTATTAAAGGAGGTGTTCCTGAAAGTCTTAATGGAGAATTAGAAGAATATTCAGATAAATTTTTACCTGAAGTATCACATGCACCTATACTTCCTAAAAATTATAAAACAGTTCAATTAAGAGGATTTAAAGTAGAATCGGTATAAAAGAAAATGGACATATCATAATATGAATACACAAGAACCTTTAATAGGACAGCTTCATATTATAATAGGCCCAATGTTTTCTGGTAAAACTACTGAATTAATAAAAAGACTTAGAAGATATAGTGCTATAGGTAAGAATGTACTAGTTATAAACTCTAGTAAAGATACTAGGAATGTAAATAATGTTATTATGACTCACACTAAAGAAACATTAGACGCAGTTAAAACTGAATTTCTGACTAAGAGTTCTGAAAAAAATACTATTAATTTTCTAAATATACAAAAACCAAGAATGGCATATCATCATAATGTTATAGGTATTGACGAAGCTCAGTTTTTTGAAGATCTTGTACCTTTCGTTAAACAAAAAGTTAATGATGGTTTTATAGTAGTAGTAGCAGGTTTAATAGGAGATTTTGAACAAAAACCATTTGGACATATATTAGAATTATTACCTTTTTGTGATACAATTACTCATCTTAAAAGTTATTGTACAATATCCAAAGACGGGACCCTTGCTCCATTTACTAAGAGAATAGTAGATAGTAAAGAGCAAGAACTCGTGGGTGCTGATGATATGTATACAGCAGTATGTAGAAAATATTTATGATTCTTTTTTAACTTTTATTTTACCTCCTTTAGTGCTTATAGAAATAGTATCTCCTGGTTTTATAATTGGCTTACGGTAACCTACATCATTCTTTGACATAATTTTACCTAGTGAAGGCTTTCCAAACTTTCTTTTACAAGGTCTCATTGACTTACTTATTTGATGAAGATTCTTTCCGAATTTTCTTTTACAAGGTCTTAATAATACTTTACTCTCTTTAATACTTGCAGGTCTTCCAAATTTCCTTTTACAAGGTCGTAACAATGCTTTACTTTCTTTAATACTTGCAGGTCTTCCAAACTTTCTGCATTTTAAAATTTTTTGATTTACACCTACACTAGCAGGTCTTCCAAAATTATTTTTTAAAGATTTATTATCTGATGGTCCAAATGGTCTTTTCATACGGATACTACCTTGAGGTCTTGGAGTGGGAACTTTTTTATATTTTTCTATATTTTCTCCGAAACTATTTGAAAATCTCATGAGCTTTTCATAAGTTATCTTTCCTTTAACTTTTAAAGGTTTTCCGTTTTTATCAACGATATAAGGAACATGTGGGATTTTTTCTTGAACGCGTTTTGATACTTTTGTTGAATTTACAATTTTCATTTTTTCAAAAACATCCAACGGAAGACTTTTAATCAGATTATGACAATGAACGCACGTTGGAGAAATAAATATAATAATGTTATCCAAAGGTTTTTTTGTTTTCATTAATAATAATCAAGATAATATTTTTGTAAAAAATATCTTGTTTATTTTTAATAATGGTAAAAAGAAGAAAAAGAAAATTTGGTTCAGCAATAGTGGCATATGATGAAAATAAAGATGAATACGATTCAGAAGAATTATTTGGTTATAATACAGAATCAGAAGACGAAGATCCAATGAATATGGGTGTAGAATATCAAGGAAATACAGATAACACTGGACTAGGAGGAGATGTGGGAGATCAGATTGATAGAATTGAAGCTAGTAAAAAATATGAAACAGAAATTAGTGACGAATACTTAGGTGACAGGTCACATGACCAAAATGTTAATATTATGGAAGAACTTTCTGAAAATTTAGAAGAACTTATAGTTCAGTTTGAAAGTGGATTAAAAGCAGATTCTAGTTTTAATTTATACGTTCATGCTTGGAAAGAAAAATTAAATTTCCTAGAAATAACTAATAAAGTAGTATTTAAAAAACTTGAAAATAAAACAAAAAAAAAAATAAGAGAGGAGGGAAAAAAAATTGAAATAATAAAAGGTTTGATTAAAGAATCAAACAGAGACTATGGGGAATTAAAAACTCCTGATTTAAAAAAAGACATTAAAGATAAAATAAAAAGATTAAATACAGAAATAACAACAATAAATATTAAAATTAATGAAGTAGAAGAATACTTTGAAAAAGAAAAACAAGAATTTGAAAAATTTAAACGTACTTTAGAAACATTTAGTAACTTCAGTACAGAAAAGATTATAAAAAAACATAAATACTACTTATCTAATATTTTTGATAAAAATGAAAAAAAAAGACAAACTCAAGTTGTAAATTTTTCTGATATGTCTATAAAAGAAATAGAAGAAGATTTTTTACTTAAACCTATAAATAAAGGTTTAAAATTACATAATTCTGTTTTTAGTAAATACAAATCACATGATGTGGAAAAGACTAGTGACGAATACAATGATAATGTATATAAAAGATACAATTTATTAGAAAATTTAAATTTTTTAAAAACTTCTTCTAAAGAAAGTTTTTTTAGCATAATGGGAAATTGTAAATTAACCGAACATAGAGATAGTATAATTAGAGTTGATAAAAAGTATAGAAGAATTATATATGATAATGTTATATCTTTTATAAGTAGTTTTTATCCTGATGATAAAATTGATATTTTATTAGAAAAGACTAGTTTATATATTAAAAACATATACAAAGTTGTGTTTGAACATGTTCTTTTTAATCAGTATCTTGATTACCCCCCTAGTAATCAATTCGAAGATAAATCTTATGAATTTACTAGGTTTAAAATGAAAGGTGAAAAAAAAGAAAAAGAAAGTAAAATTTACCAACCTGTAATAGGTTGGATATACAAAGAAGATGCATTGAAATCCGTAGAAAATAACGAAAAAGCATATAATGAAATAAAAGAAGGTAAACAAAAGTTTATTAAAGGTTTGTATAAAGATCTTTTAAAAAATACTAAAGTAAATAAAATTTCTAAACATTATTTTAGAAAAGAAAAAGATGATAAGAAAACCCCTATCCCTAATCATAAGGTAAAAATTCAAATAATAGATGGTTATATAGAACCTTGGAGACAAAGATATATTAGACATAAAATATTACTAGATAGAGTTAATCAACTTAAATTATTTTATTTTTCAATGAGTAAATTACCAAAAAATATCAAACCTGAAAATTATATTAATGAAACTATACTAGAAAAATTAACTGAACATGATATTAAACAAATTTACGAAGAAATGGATAGTAAGGAAAAAATAAAGGAATATTTAAAAGAAATAGGAATAAAAACTAGAGATAAAAAAGAGTATGAAGAAAAAATAAAAGATTGCGCATATGAAAATTTTTCAAAGAAAAAAAGTGTTTATAATTTATTAGAACAAGAAAGACATGGTTTTATATCAAATATAAAAAACTTAAGCTTAACTAATGGGCACTTTGATGAAAAAAAAGCTTTAAAAAATAAAAAAGAAATTGATAAATTTCAGAAAGAAATAATTGAAACAATAAAGAAACAACAAGATATAATAATTCCTAATAGAATTGGTTATATTTCTCAATTAAGTTCTCTACAATCTATGAGAGATGAAGCTAGAATTAAAAAAAATAAAAAATATTTCAAGTGGATTCATACTAATGATGAAGATGGAAAACCTTTAACTAAATCTGAAGTTATGAAATATGATAAAAAAAAAGGTCTTTTCTTTGATACAAGATTACCTTCTTATAATACAGTACTAAATTTTAAACTTCCTAAAAAAACTATAGAAGGAAAAGATAATTTAACCCCGGAACAAGTTAAATTAATAGAAAGAAAATTGTTACTGGATGAAATGATGATTAAAAAAATATCTGATACAATTAATTATAATAAGTTTGATATTGAAGAATTTAGTAATGATTCAAAAAGTCATATTAATGAAGTAGTCGGAAAAGATGTTGAAGATATAATAAAAAGTTTTCAAAAAGAATTACCTACTGGATTTTATGAAGAAGATAAAGAAAAGGTTCTTAAAGATTTGAAAACAGAATTAAACAAGAGTAAGTGTAGTAAAGACGTTAAAGAATTTTTATTGGAAAAAGTAGTACCTATTAAAAGTTCTAGGTACAATTTTAGTACAATTTTAGAAAAAAATAAAAATAGAAGAAGTCGTAATTATTACAATAAGTATTTAAAAGATAAACATGAAACATATGAAAAGTATGAAAAGGATTACATTAAACAACAAAAAGCTTTATTTAACGAAGTTAAAAACAAACCAAGAAGAGGAATTACATTTTTAAGAATAAAAGAAAAACCTACAGACATGACCTGGGAAGATTGGGATTATATAAGAAAACATTTATTAACTGAAGTAAAAGAAGGAGGAGTATTAGTGACTATAGCTTTTAGAATTCCAAAAGGAGAAAAGGCTAAAGACTGGTTTGACAAATATTTCGACACGTTCCCTGCGAATAAAAAAACAGAAGGTTTAATAAAAGATACTGATTATTTCATTAGAGATTCTTTATACATTGATGATTTGAGAAAAGAAAGAATAAAGGCTTTACCAGCTAGGCGTGTAAATGCAGGATATATGAAAAGGAAAGGGTATATAGTCAACTGGGTAACAGAAAAGCAAACTTTTCAATTTAATTTTGAACGTTATGAATTAATAAGTTTTTTATTTTGTCGCGTACAGTTTATGATGAATAATCCACGTATTGATAATTTTATAAAACAAAAAAGACTATTGATTGTATTAAAAATTTTGTATTATTTACAAGAGAATATTAATAAGAAGACTCTTAGTTATTTCATAGAATATGAAGAAGAAATTAAAAACGTTCCAAAAAGTGGAGTTAGAATGGATTTATGTATTGTAGGAAAAAAAACAGAATTTAACAAAAGCACGACTTCTAAAATCACTAGACTTATTGAATATTGCGAAGATAAAGTAATAACATTATCTGATGGTAATTTAGAAAACCCTATGATTGAAGTTATACAAAATAAATCTATAAATATAGAACAAATGAAAGATATTATAAATGAAAATTTTAAAAAAGACAAACTGAATCTAATAAGATTGCGTAATAGTTATAAAATACAACGAGTCCGTAGAAAAACAGAATCACCAAAAATAAATAAAAACCTAGAAGAAGTAAAATTGTATAATAAATTTGCTATTCGACTAAGGGAATTAAGAAGTAAATATGAAAGACTTTATCGTACAGCATCTAATATGAAGTATTATGAACCAATTCAAGCTTTATTATCAGAAATTAATAAAAATTTGTTATCAGAAAATGAAAAAAAATACACGTATACCAAATACCATGTTATAAACAAATACGATTATAAACAAAATATTGAAAAATTAGTTAATCTTTACAAAAATAATAATAAATTGATGGATTTGAAATTAAAAAATAAAAGAACAAATGCCCCTGGATTTATTTCTACAAGAAAAGAATGGGACGGAACCGGAAGAAGGTGGAGAATTAAGGATAAAGATGGTAAAAAAATTCATATAAATGATAGAATAATAGAATTAGACCACAAATTTAAATTATTTACAGAAGATGAAAATGATTCTAAAATGGTAAAATACAGTTATAAAAAAAATATTGAAAAATTAGTTAATATTCATAAACCTGAACTTTCAGGATATGAAAAAGAATACATAAGACTTTGGAATTTAAGTGGAAGTTCTAGGAAAAGTATTATAACAGATGTAGAAAAAAGTATTATAACAGATGTAGAACTGAATATTTATTTTTGTACAAAATTAGTTCAGGTTCAAATTTTCAGAGAATTATGTAAAAATGTATTAATTCCTCTTATGAAAAGTTTTGACGCTAAACAAAATAAGAATCAAATTAAAATAATAAAATACAGAAAGTCTATAGATCACATTAAAGAAAAAATGAATAATAATATTGATCTTAAAGATGAAGATAGAAAATTTTTAAAAAAAGTAAAAAATTCAGTTACAGAATTATATGAAGATCAAGAAATTTTTTTAAATGATGTAAAAGACAGAATAAATAAAATACTAGCACTAGTACTGAATAAAGATAGTGGGATTGGTAACGGATTAAGGTATAGTGATAAAATATTAAATGATAACATGGTAATTTTTGAAGATATGAAAAAGAATATATTAAGAGAATATTCAAATGTACCTTTCAATGTTTTGAAAGAATATAAAAAATTTAATGTACAAGATTTAGCTTTATTAAAAGAAGGTATAATTATGGGTGATGATATAATTGTAAAAAAAGGTTCGAAATTTGACTCTTATAAAAATATTTTACGAGAAAAAAAGAAAGTCATAAAGGATATTGAAAAAATAGTAGAAGATTTAATTCATTATGATGAAAAAACACCTTATCAGATTGTAAAAATCTTAATACAAGTAATTAAAGACTATAAATTATTGGATGATATTAATGATATTACTATTAAAGATATAGTATTAAATGTTATTAAAAAATCCTTAGCTAGAATGTATTTAGAAGAAAATAATATAAAATACCTAAAAACTGTACAAGATTTGAATAAAAATGGGTTAAAAAATTTTGAAATTTTGAAAAATAAAGTAGATAATAATAATAATCTTAAAAAAGATTTGGAAAATTATAAAAAATCTAAAGACATTACTAATATAGATATTGGGTTGTGTATTTTAAAACAAGTTCAACTTGTACATATAAGTGGTAATAAAGATGAAACAGGAGATTACATGAATAAGTTTGTTAAACCAAACATTGAAACTCTAAAAATAGATATATCAAAAGGTGTAGAATTTTATCTTAATGAAGGTAAAGGAGAATTATTCAGAACAATTATAAAATCTGAAATTAATTTAAAAAAGCCATCTCTTAAAAAAGATAATATTAAAAGACTTATCGATAGTGTAATAGGAAATATTAGAGATAAAGAGGCATTTTTTATTCCTGGAATTAATTATATGAAAGGAATGGGACCACAAATTTCATATCTAATCGATAGAGCAGAAAAATTCAAGAGAGAAAATGGTACTATTGAGTTGTACAAAATTAAATTTAGACATACTTTTCAAAATATTAGACAATTCAAAGATTTCCTAGTGAGTCACTTAAAATATCCTAGAGGTATAAAAGAATTAAGATTTATATACGATACAGAAATGGATTATGAAATTTCTACAAGAGCAAGATTATTCGGTAAAAAGAAACACAAGGTTAAGAAAAAGCGTAAGGTTAAAAAGAAACGCAAGGTTAAGAAAAAGCGTAAAGTTAAAAAGAAACGTAAGAAAAAAAGAAAAAGAAAAAAATAATTTTCTTGTGTACTATTAATGTTATTCAGTGGTTTTGGTTCAAAAAAGCCTTTTTGGGATCTTGACGAAAATGGTAAAAGAGTAAGGAAAGGAGGATACACCTTTGTAGTCAATAGAGACATACCCAATGAGAAAAAAACAGTGGATAGATTACATGATGCTAAGAAAGTAGAATTAAGATTAAAGAACACAATGCGTGAAGAATTAAAAAAGGGTCGTGGTGGAAAATTTAAAAAACACATGAAACACTTTATAGAAACTCAGCATCGTTTTTTTGAAATGCCTTTGAAGAATGCGGGATTCTATGGTTTGAATAAACCTAAGAATGTACACAAAACTAAAAAACCTCCTATAGGTAAAGACAAAAATCTAAGGCCATCTTATAGAGTAGTTATGTTAACTATTAGAAACTCTAATGGGACAGTAGAAAGTTGTACTAAATTTCTTAAATTACTAATTCACGAACTTTCTCATACATTAGCTAATCATGTTACGTGGAGAGAGGATGATCATGGAAAAGACTTTAAAGAATGTGAAAGTTTTATGTGGAAAATTTTAAGAAAAAACTAATCTTGTTATAGATTATATGAATATTGAAGAATTGTGGAAGTATCACGGTATACCTATTTTAATTATTAGTGTATTAATGTATTTTAATTATAAATTGGGGGTTTTTAAAATAGAAACTTATAAACAAAGGAATACACGACAAAAAAAAGAAGTTATGGAAATGATTTCAAATTATATGAAGTTACCTTTTAGTATCAAATTAATTGTTTTATCTTGTTTTATAATAATTACATTACATGGTATCTTTGAAATTGAAAAAAATGAAAAGATTGACACTCATAAACAGAATGAACTAGATTTAAAATTAATTAGTATACTAATCCTAGTTTTGATAGGAACGGTAAACTCCTATGCTTTATTTAAACAAGAAAATAATAAAATATTGAAATATGGTTATACAATATACGGTGCTATAGGTTTGTTTTATGCATTTAAATATCTTAGTCATAAAGACCTTAGAGATAGCCTTTTTAGTTCACGAAGAAAAAGATAATTTTGATTTAAAATATTGTAATAGATTATAATGGAAATAATCCGAAATTATGTGAAATTGCCTTTTAATATAAAATTAATTGTTTTATCTTGTTTTATAATAATTACATTTCATGGTATCTTTGAAATTGAAGAAAATACATATATAAATACTTCTAAAAATACTGACCTAACTTTTAAATTAAGTAGTATACTTATTCTTGTTTTAATAGGGATGTCTTCATCCTTTCTTTTATTACAAAAAGAAAACAATAAATTATTAAATTATGGTTATTTATTCTATTGTGTTGTAGGTTTATTTTATATCACTAACTATATTGGTCATAAAGACCTTAATGAAAGTTTATTTAAAATTAAGAGAACTAGAGAATACCCACCGGTTAAATAGAATTTTATAAATTTTTATACATTACAACGAGTTGTACTTTTTAAAAATTTATTGAGAGTAATGGTATTTTATACTATTTCCATCGTCATAGAATATTACTGCGGATTGTTCAAAATTGTCTATTGTTTTATTAATAAATTGACTAGTGAAATTTAAAATTTTCCATTTAAGATTGTTTTCATTAGAAAAAGGTACGTTTATTTTGAATATTTTTAATTTCAAATTGAACAAAGTACTAGATTTAATAAAGAAATCTATTTCTATAGGACTAGCTATTTTAATGAAATTTTCTATGTTTTTTCTCCTAAAACAACTTTTTATATATTTTTCATTTAAACCTTTGTTTGATATTAATTGTTTTATTTTTGTTTTGTATTCTCTTTTTTTAATTTCTTCATCGTCCATGTTTAAAAATGTATTTTTATTATAAAACCCTGGTATTTTTCTTTTTACTTGATTTAGTGGGGTACCCCAGTAAAGTTTTCCAAAATCGTTGTACACTCCATTTACTAAAACTTGTCCTCCAAAAATAGTTTTGTCTCTTTTAGTCCTTAGTTTGTCTAATCGGGTATTTTTTTTTATAGTATCATACTTATAAAAGAAATTTCTAGGGAATTCTTTCAATGTTGACCTAAAATTTTTCTTTTTATTAACTTTAGTAGAAGGTGCTAATTGAATTGGAAATGGTTCATTATATTCACTTAATATTGATAATTTGTATGAACCTTTTTCAGGTTTTATATTAACATTACACATTAATTCTTTGTATCCATTACTGTTCCAATAAAATCCTTCTCCTTCTTCAGTAAAGATTAATATTTTATCTATTTTATTGTCATGAAGACTCCTGTTTATACTTGCTTCACAATATTGTAGTATATTTTCTCTACATTCACATTTATTGTAATCCATAGGAAAAAATTCTTTATTAAGTATAAAACCATGACCATCTTCTTTACAGTCATAAGGAGCCATCAAAGTTTTACCTTTAAACATGTAATACACTATTCCTTTGTAACAATAAGCTATTAAACTTTCTTCTGGAATAGCTTGAGATGCTATTTTCTTATTTGAAATAGTAAATAATTTATCAATAGTTAACGGACGTAAGAATGAAAATTCAAATATATTAACTTCTTTACTACCATTTAATTGTGAAGATTTTTCTTTTGCACATTCTTCAAACTTTTTTTTAAACTTTTCTATGTCTATTTTACCTAAAGGTTTGATAACTCTTCCATTCTCTTCTATTATTCTACCATAACCGTATTCTTTTTCGCACTTTGGTTTAACTGCTGAATTATTGTCTACGGGTTTTCCGTTATTCCAATTTATATCGTATTTTTTTGCTTCTTTTTTATCTTTCGGGAAACCTTGTATTAAAGCTTTAATATATGTTTTCAAACTAGGTTTTGTTGCCATAATGCACGTAGGATAGTAAAGCCCATTTTTTTGAAAACCTTTATGATCAACTATAGTATCTTGAAATAAAACTCTCCCTTTAAAAGAATATGGAAATAATCCTCTTTTGAAAGGTTGTATACTCTTATCAGAGATTGTGGAAGGAGGTTCTGTTTCTTTACCTTTCGCTGGTTTTAAACAATGTTTAACAGATTTAATTTTTATTTCTCTGTTGGAGATAATGTATTTATCTAGTTCTTCTAAATTTGTCATGTTTATCTTTTCTAAATACAAGTTTTCCAATTTAAAATTTTCTACGAAATTTATTGCAAATTCTTCTTTAAATTTTTCAACTTCTTTTTCAAAATTATCTATTTTTTTGTCATCATCAACAGTAATTTCAAAATGATCATATAAACAATCTAGAAACAATATATTTAAGTATAGTTGTTCAAATGTTAAAGTTTTGTAAAATCTTTGTATTGCACCTGTACTATGTATTATTTCTTTTAATTCGATAAAATTTTGGTCGAATACATATTTATAATCGTTTAGTGTTACATCAACTCCACCAGTTCTTTTAGCATTATAAAAATCAACTAGTTTTTGTTTTACTATTTCCCCAATATCTTCAAATAATTTTTTATAATAATCTTTAATTTCATCAGATACATTTCCTATTTCTAAGAAGATATCTTTAAAAGAAAAATATTTGTATGTTACATTAACAGTATATCTATTTGTTTCTCCAAACCTTGTTTTGAATGTTGTTATATCAGAAATATTCGAATTACTTGATTTACTTACCTTTTTAGAATCAATTTTTATTCTTAAATTATTATCATTTTTATCAAATAATCTTTTATTTTCTACTATCTGACTAACGAATGAATAATCTTTATAAAATTCTATTTTTTCGTAAAATAGATTTTGTTCATAGCGATTTAAATAATCAATAATCCAGTCTGCTTCTCTTTCCCAGTCTTTAGTAAAAGGAAGTTTTTCAATTCTTATTCTAAGGTTATCGTAAATGTGAAAATAAGCATAAGAATTACCATATTTTCTTTTGATTGTTATTCTATTTACAACAGTAGGTCTTTTTTCTTTAATTTCGCAATTAGGGAGCTTAGTGTACAATACATTACCATCGTTATCTATTAAATTAGAATTTTCTAAATCTTGTCTATTTTGTTCAACCCAAGTCGGGTGACAAATTAATAAAAATTTTTTTTGAAGAACACAACTGTCTTTATGACCAATTCCGTTATCATTGTTTTCACAAAAAGGGCATAAAAATTTTACAGGTTTTCCATTAAAAGTTTTTTCCGGGAATTTTCTTGGAGGATTGTACCAGAATACAGTGCTACCTTCTTTATTTAATTGATTTCCTCTTGAGTATTCTTGATAAGATATTTCTTCTACTAGGTCTACTAATTTTAATTTTTTAGCCAAATCAAATAAATTATATCCATCTAGAAACATAGTTTTACTTATAGTTATATCATCTTCTTTAATTTTTAATGATCTATTTCTTCTATATTTATTTATTCCTCCATTAAAAAAATTTATATCTATTATCATCAAAGCTTCATTCATTTAATAGTAATGCAGAAAAAAATACATTTAAAAATAAAACTATTAAATAAATAGAGATGCTTCAAAATAATACAGACAATAAGAAAAAAACTCTTAAAAATTTTGATAATTCTATGAAACTACTTTTGACAGAAAGTATAAAGTTTTTCCCAGTTTCAAGTATTAACAGAATAAGAAGGAAATATAAAGCTCTTAATATCTTAAGAAAAGATGGAAGTTTAACATATTTTATGAATGAATTAATACCTTTTCAAGAAAGTGTTTTTAATAAAGATGAAAAAACATTTTTAGAATCAAAAACATTTATGGTAGAAGATCCCAAAATGGTAGCGGCATGGAAGTGCTTGGATAACCCTACAAAAGAAATAATGTGGAAACATCTCCAAGTTTTGTATTGTTTAGGTCATCAATATTTACAACAAAAAAATCTTGGATAATAGTAATGGATACCGATAAAATTATATTATTTCTTATGTTTTCATTATTATTAATGAATTTAAATTGTAGAAATAAAACAAAAGAAAAAAAATAAATTTAAAATGTTTACAATAACTAATGAACACTAATCCAGCTCCTTTAGAAGAAGCATATGAAAAAAAAGATAATTTTGACGAAGACATTTATTTAAGATGGCAAGAAACTCAAAATAAAAGTTTTAAAAATTTTAAAAATTTAAGTTATCCTTATTTTAGACATCAATATAAACCAAAAAATATGGAAGAAAGAAAACCAAATAGTAATAATCCTTTTAATAACTTATTACCTACTGATTATACACCAAAAAACCTAAATAAGACAACAAAAGGTTATACTGATAAGGATAGAGATCTTTATTATAAAGGAACAGTTCAAACTCCAAATGATGTATTTTGGTCAAAACAATCTTCTGAAAGAAATTTTTATACAGTACCAAATAATTCACTACTAGTAGATCGTGAAAAATTTGCATATAATCTTTATGGAAGACCTGTTGTATGTAAGGCAGGTAGTATTTACATGAAACAAGGATTTCCTTTTACAATTGAATCACAGTCATGTACTGGTTATAATGCAGCTTCTCCATCAAATGGAGGTCAAGAAGAAAGTTCTTTTATTCCATTTAGTGAGGGAGCTCCATATAGGAAACCATATACAAAATTTAAAAGATATGAAGAATAATTATTTTTTATCTTTTTTTTCTTGTTTAATTTTCCATCTTTTTGTTACTTCTTTAAAAGCTTTTGAATGTTCCATATCTGGAAATTCTTTTTTAACTTTAGGCATTTCTGTTTTAAAAAAAAGGTTATAAGCACTAGGCTTTCTCTTTTTCTTAGGTTTACTAGATTTGCCTTTACTTTTCTCAAGTTGTACAATTCTTGCTTCTAATTGTTTAATTTTTTTACCAAAATCACTTTTATCACTCATTATAATAAAACGAATGATAAAAATTATTTTATTTTAACGAATTAATGTCCAAGAAAAAAATATTGTATACCATTAACATGAGTTTTCAAGGTATTAACCAAAACATCAATCAAAAGTTAGGTCCGTTCAATAACTGGACTGGTCAACATGACGACGCTTGTGCATATTACAATAGACAAAAGATGTCTACAAAACCTCTTAAATATTATATCAATAATGTTTGGAACAACGACGAAGGAGAGAAAGGAGTTAAGCAATATACAACTGTTGGTTATCAAAAAAATTTTAACGAGTATGAAATGTCTTCAATTACTAAATTTGGACAACCAACTAGTTTGAGAAGTAAAAAAGATTTTACTTATGTACACCCTCCAAATACAAGTCCTTTTTTAGGGAATGCATCCGAAGATAGACAAAGAATTGATACTAATAGTAAAGAACTTAATTTTGGATTCGGAGAAGCAACCAATCTTAATAACCAATATAAGGCTCAGATTTCAAGTGAAGCATGGAGTCCTATGAATCCTGCTGTTTTAGAAAGCAACCTTGTTCAAAATCCAAAAAATATTATTTGGCCATATGGACATTCTATCGGTATTGATAGTACAGGAGAATTAAGAAATTATATGCAGATTAATAATTATTAATTTCTAATTTTTTTTATTGTGTAATATTAACATGGCTCAAACAAATCTTAAATCAGATGCGTGGGATATTTACAATCAAGCTACTAAATCTTTCGATTGGACTCTTCAAAATGGACAGTATAACAATACTTATGCATTCGGTACAGTAGGTGTAAGTGCAGGTTCTAATGCAATTAGACAAGATGTAGTTGATGTATCAAGTTACCTTAGTGGAAGAGATAATATTCTTTCTAGATGTAATCCTCCAATTCCAAAAATAGAAGAAGCTAATCTTCCACCTTTATCAGTACAAAAAAAAGATGTTAATACTCTTGTACCTCTTTACACAAGAGAAAAAAAATCTACAAGTAGTGCAACAAACAAATCTTATATTCCTTATTCTTTCAATCCAGGTATTAGAAAAGACACACAACATGTTAAAAACATAGTTTTTACTGGATGGAAACAAAGAGGAGGCTCATTAACTTCTAATATGATTAAAGATGAATGGGAACAAAAACCTATTTTACATAAAGGGAGAAACATGGTACCTGTAAGAATGGAAAATAAAAATATTATTGTTCCACGAGCTACTAGAGGTCCTGTCCCTAGAATGACTAATAGTCCACAATAAATAATCAAAAAAAAAATATATAGTATATTTAAAGTATGACTACACCGTCCGATTTTAAACATACTACTTTTTTATCAACTCCTTTAGGAACAATTCCTCAACCGAGTATGAATCCATGTGATAATTATACAAAAGAAACTTTTGAAAATGTTGTTTCGACTTGTTCTCCTTTTAAAATAGAACAAGAAGTACTTCCTCAAATAGATCCTAATAATAAATTTTTAAATACTGGAAAAAGAACACAAAGGGAATTTACACATAACAATATGGTTCCATTTTATGGGTCAAGTGTAAAACAAAATATGTTAGGCACAGGAGTTGCTTCTATAGGTACAAATGGTGCTGAAGTAACCGTAGGAAATAGCAATGAAACTCCTTTTAAAGCAAGATTAAATGCTTTTACTGGTTCTGCTCCAACTTACAGACATAAAAGAGAAGTAGCCAATATGTTTAGCCCAATGGAACAACAAACTGGTTGGGTAAATGGAAAACCTCTTATGAGACCTAACTTAGATAGATACAAACAAAGTATATGGAATAGACATGGTGAAAAACCAATAGAACCTATTCAAGTTGGTCCAGGTCTTAATCTTGATCCAAGAGTTGCTGCTTCTGGAGGCCATCATGATTTAACTAGGATACTTCCTAATAACGTTAGTGATTATAAAGCAAATCAATTACCAGGTAGAGTTGCTGGTGAAAAATGGGTATATTCTAACAAACCTACTGCTACATTTAGTGAAGGTATTACACAAAGAAAACCACCAACATTCTGGGAACAAGATAAGAGACCTGTTTTCCAAAATAGAGCACCTGTTGCTGCCCCTAGAGGTGATTTAATGGGAGTTTCTCAAATTATATTAAAGAACCCAACTAACAGACAAAGAATGAATTACGGATTTGGTCAAACAAATTAAGATGTTTATTCAAATAATTTTTTTTCTTGTTAAATAGTAATGAATGATCCTGCTAAATGTATGCCAACTATCGGTGTTTCAATGAAAGGTCCTGTCCCGTCTATACAAGATAGGTTTGCTTTCAGAGAAGTTAGAGGACCGTTAAGAAGAAAAAAAGTTCAATTTGAAAAAAATGGAAAAATTAAATATTGTAATGACCATATTGGTTCAAATAGATGGGATCTTATCTTAGGTCCAGCTTCACATAAAAATAAACAACAGAGATTACAAAGCGGATGGTATTCTAATCAAACTGATAGAGAAGATAGAACTCATAAAACAAGTGGTACTTTTTCGTCACATACTTATAATTGGGAACCAACATCATATAGTCAAAATGCAAGAGCTACTGTTAAAGAAACAACAGCTTTTAGTTACGAGGGGGACCCTATGGGAAGAGTACAAACTACTAAGAATTTATGGTCTGATGACCCTAGAACTACTGTTAAAGAAACAACAGCTTTTAGTTACGAAGGAGATCCTATGGGGAGAGTACAAATTACTAAAAACATGTGGGACGATAATCCTCGTACTACCATAAAAGAAACAACTCCTTTCAGTTATGAAGGTACTGCTGGTAGAACAGGATTAGATGCTAATACTGACCGTTTTAACTATGAACAAGGTATGCAAACTAACGGAATAAGACAAGCAGCTAATGTTATAAATCATTTTAATAGTGCTTTCTCTAGTAATAGACAAGCAGATCCTTATACTAAAGATGGAAGAAAGGTTTCAAGTGTTGGTCAACAATTTAATAATGGTTTAAAACAAGCAGGTAATTATGATGCTTTAGAAAGAAGTAACATTCAAGCAGGAGGTGGAGTACAATATAAAAATCATGATGCTGGTCAAATTGGAACTGTATTTACAAGTCCTAATAAATTAGGTGCAAATCTTAATCAAAGAATAGATTATACATTATTTGATAGTCTTAAAAGTAATCCTTTATCTGCATATAGAAATAGTAATGACAATCAAGTTCCTCAATTCTTTTGTCAAACAAAACCTGAAGATTTTTCACCTGAAAGAGAAGATAACGATAATCAATATATATCTTCAAGTCAAGAACTTGGTAATCAAGGTAATTCTCAGGTTACAATATTAGGATTAAATAATGAAAATCCTTTGTTAGATCAACCAAGAAGAAACAATACAAGAAGAGGAGAATTTTGTTATGGTACATAATTAATAAAATAGTCTTAATTTATTTTTCAGGAAAAACTGATTAAGTTTATTTATGGTATCTTGCTTCGTGTTCTGATACATCTTCATAAGTTCCTTTGAACCCACAACCAAATTCACACTGATGTGTTGGCTTTACTTTTATCTGCTCATAGTAATCAACATCATCATTTATGTAATAATTATTCTTATTAGTTTCATGAGACCATCTTTTATCTATATGACATGTTATTTCAAATGTGAGACTATTGTCAACACCATTAAAATCATAAAGTTGATAACTCCCAGAATAACTCCTATAGAATGATATTTCTAATCTTTCAAGAGTTGGCAAAACTTTCTTATAAAAATTATAATAAGCTCTAAAATTACTATTACTATAAAAAAGAATACTTCCAGGTGGAACATTTATAGGAATCTTGCAAAATATTTTCTTTTTACTATTCTTTTCTACTACTGATTCAAAATAAGTATTACCTCCGTTACCAACTGATATTAAAATAGATTCTCCACCAAAAAGATTGTATCGTAAAGGACATAATGCCCAAGTATTAGTACCATCTATTGTACTCCTAAGGTTATTAACAGGATCAAATCCAACTACTGAAGCTATCGTATTTTTATAACTAGGTGGTATCCACCTTCTTAATGAAACACTGACTCTTGCTGTACCATTACCAGTATTATTAGTATTTGTGAATAATGTGAATGTCTGACCATAAGTGAAAGTAGCTGGAGCAGCAGCTTCTTCGTAGACTATGGCACGTGTTACTTTACCATCAAGTGTTTCTATTCTAACGTCAAACCCTCCATTACCCTTTCCTCCATTGACGTACACAATTCCGTTAGTATAATTACTTCCAGGATGAACTATATTTAATCCTCCGCCATCTGTTTTACCCTTACTTGGTAATTGTAGTATAGGCATAGCTATTTCTTTGTTTGTTCTAATGCCGTTAATAATAATAAAATGACCTGGAAAAGTATTATCTACTTTCATAGAAATCAAAAACTTAGAAATATTACCCATATTTTGTGTATAATTAGGAGCATCAACTAAAGATGTAGGTAGATTCCAAGTAGTTTCTAATTGTGAACTAATCGTCCATGTACAAGATGTAGCAGTATCAAGAACATTTTTTAAAGTTGATTGAATATTTAAAGCTTTACTATTAGAAACTAATGCATAATCTGCCCTAGGTACACTGACTGTATAAATAGTACCCGTACTACCTTTAATCATATTCCAATTTAAAGCAGGACTAACTGTACCATCAACACCAGCCCCTGTAGGATCTATCCATAAGTCTATTTTATCATTATATTTACCAACAATGTAATTGCTATTATGTAAGGTGGCATCGATTAATTCTATTGAATAAATACCATAAAGAGTTTCAGCTAATTCTATAGTATAACTATTTGATTCTGGATATTCTTCTCTATTTCTATCGTTACTGTCTATAGAAACTCTATATTTTCTAACGGTTCTATTCATTAATCATTCAATAGATTATTTTTACTAATAAAAAACCTAGTTAATAAATAAGATGACAAGTACTATAGGTGTAAATTATGGAGACTCGATAATAGCTAATCCTGCATTAAAAACAGAAAATAAAGGAGAGACTGGTGCACAGGGTATACAAGGTCCTCCAGGAGCAACTTTGTACTATGGTGAAACTTTTGCAACAACAGGAACTGTTACTCTTACAGATACAAATTGGAACGATATGAGTGATTTAACGTGGACTTCAGGTGATAAACATTCAGATATTACTATAGATACTTCCAATGGTAAAATAAGTGTACCTGTTTCCAATTTTTACGATGTGTCTTTTTTTCTTAATATAAGTAGTAACACCAATGCTAATATTTCGATAGGAATTATTAAAGGAAATGCTACAACTCCAGAAAATGATGATATTTCACAAATTTTTGTAACAAGTGGTAAAAAGAGTATGGTATATGTTCAAAGTACCCTAGCTTTAGGTTCAACAACTCCTGTAAAACCTTATATAAAGACAGATGCAAATGCTAACTTGACAGTTGTAAATGTAAGGTTTGCTTTAACAGCTTTAGTAGGTGCTGATATAGCTGATTTTATTACAGATGATTCGGTAAATGACATAACAGCATCAGTAGGAGGTGAAGTTAAATTCTATAATACTATTTATAATGTAGATGATAATACTAGTGATAAAAAATTAATACCTGCTAAACTTAATGTATCGAAGTCTTATATTACTAATAATGGTCTTAACGTTAATCAATCTAGGGAATATAAATTTCAAAATGCTAACGGAACAGACTTAGTAAGTATTTCTACTGTAGGAAACACTACTATTCATAAAAATTTTGACGTAAACAATAAATTTACAGTAGCTAGTAGTACAGGAAATACAGTAATATCCGGTAGTTTAGAAACAACTGGGGCTAGTACGCTTAATAATAATTTGACTGTTGGAGGAACAACAACTTTGAATGGAACTCTTGACGTATCTGGAAACACTTCATTAAACAATTCTGATTTTAAAATTAAAAATAATATTGGAACTGAAAAATTTTCCGTAGCTGCAGCTAGTGGTAATACTGTTATTCAAGGAACACTTTCTTCTATAGGTGAATTTAAAGTAAATAATAATTTTACAGTTAATTCTAATGGTAACGTTACGATACCTGGTACTTTAGGTGTAACAGGACAGACAACTGTTCAAAATTTAACAACTACAGGTACAACTACTATTGGACCTAATACTTATCCTTCAGTCACAGGAGACGCAGGTAAATTTTTGAAAACAGATGGAGCTGGTGTTTTAAGTTGGGACACTCCTACTGATACACAATATACAGCAGGAACAGGATTAAATTTAACAGGGACTACATTTAGTATTAATAGTTCTCTTAATAATTTAAGTGATGTTGTAATTAGTAATCCTCAATCTGCTGGTCAAGTTCTCATTTATGATGATGCTCAAGATAAATTCGTAAACAAGCTAGTTACAGGAGGGACAAATGTTACAGTAACTTCTGCTGATGGAAGTATCACAATTTCTTCACAAGATACACTTTACACAGCAGGAACAGGATTAAATTTAAATGGAACTGAATTTAGTATTAAAAATAGTGAAATAACTAGTGTTGGTACATTAGATAACCTTACTGTAACAGGAACAACAACTTTAAATGGTGGTTTATCCCTAGATAATTTTACAGTATCTGATACATCTGGTAATACTACAATAGGAGGAACTCTTAATGTTACTGGAGATACAACATTAGGAACAACTATATTAGGAACAACAACTACTGGGGCTCTTTCTAGTGGAACTTTTCAATCAAGTGGTACAGGAACTTTTACTGGAAGTATAACAGCTGCTGGAGCTTCATTAAGTGAAAATGTTTCAATGACAAAAAATTTAACTGTCAATGGTACAAGTTCTTTTAAAAATACTACTGTTACTGGGACATTTAGTGTTACTGAAAATTCATCATTTGATAAAAATTTATCAATAGGGGATAATTTAACAGTAAGTGAAAATTTTTTTATAATAGGAGGAGGATTAAGATTTACTGATTCAGGTAATGTTCCTGATTATACTATAGATTGTTTTGCAAAAACTGATGGTGTGAGACTACCAGTAGGTACAACAGGTGAAAGACCTACTAATAATTTAGGTGTTATTCGTTTCAATACTTCTTTAAGTAAATATGAAGGTTATGATGGAACAGTTTGGAAATCTTTTGGAGACCTAGGTAATACTACACATGGCTCTTTTGTAACAATAGACAATAATGGTAATATTGATTTTAAAACAGACAATACAAGAAGACTTTTACTTTCGAAAGCAGGTAAATTAACATTCTATACTTCAGGTTTAGAAACTCTTTATATTGATACAGATGTTACTACTAATTTTCCAACTGGTATAAATGATTATAAAACTTATGTTGATAACACAGTTCCTATTACTGCACCTGGAGCGAGTCAAAAAAGTCGCTTAGTAGGTAACCTTTTGGTTTCACAAACAGTTTTAACAAATGAACTAAAGTCTGACAATATAAGTTCTAAAACAGGAACTATCGGTACTGTAACATTTGACGCAAATGGAAGTGTTTCTGGTTTAACAAATTTGAATATAGGAGGAGGAATAACAACTACAGGTAATGTTAATGCAACAAAAGGTATATTTACAGGTGATGTAAGTGGAGTTAAAGGTACATTTACAGGGGAAGTAAGTGGAACAAAAGGTACATTTACAAGCCTTGACGTATCAGAAGGTAATATTGAAAATGTAGGTAATATTGCTGTAGATAGTATTTCAGCTGATGATGGAACTTCTTTTAGTATTAATAGTAATTGGACAGCAGCTGGTCAAACATGTACAGATTTAGGAACAGTTACAACAGTAGATATAGATGGAGGTACTATGGACGATGTTTCTATAGGTTCAGTAACTCCTGGTACTGGTAAATTTACAACACTTACAGGGGTAGATGCAACTTTTTCAAGTTCTTTAAAAATACCTGTTGTCAATGGAGGAACTAGTCAAGCAACTGCTAACGATGAAGGTAAATTAAGATATAATCAAGCTACAAGTAAAATACAAATAGTAAAATCTGAAGGTGCTAACTATTTTTGGACAGACATTGAAAGCGTTGTTAATAATAACAATGGAGGTGGAGGTGGAGGTGGTGGCGGAGGAACTGCCACTAGCGTTGCTGATACTGATGGTGATACTACAATAACTTTTGAAGATTCAAGTTTACCTGGAGGAAGAGATACAATAGAATTCTTAATAGGACAAGGTTCAAGAACTACTAAAGACAATAGTTTTAAAGTTGCAACTATGGATCAAACAGGTCTTCAGATAGGAACTAGCGTTACAAATCCAGATGGGGTAGATAGAACAGTAAAAGCAGATGATTTTAGCATTCCTGATCCAAATGCTAATAACGCTAGTCTTAGTTTAGGTGATTTAATGGGTCCACCTAAAGCTATTTCTGGGTTGACTATAGCAAATAGTAGTGTTGACATTAGTGCTTCTTTTACACCTGTAACTTTGTATAATATAGGTTTTATTACAACAAAAGTTCCTGTAATATTAGCTTTGAAAGTTAAATTTGAAAATACTACAGACACTAATACACTGATACCTACAACTGGTACCCATTTTTCAATAACAGGTGTTAATTATGAAACTTTAAATAAAATAGTTTTTTCAAAACAGGCTGGAACTAATGGAGTTACTGGAACTACTTATACTTTTTATAATCTAAATCTCATACAAGGAAAAGAATATAAAATTACATTAGGTTATAGTAATAATCATCCAGAAATAAAAGCAACAACAGATGGTAATAATACCTTAGCTCAAGCTCAAGCACCTGATACTATAACTACGGTTATATTTACAGAACCTACTACACTAAATGGTAGTACAAGTACAACTGTTTATAACGAAACTGGAACTCCTAAAGTTTCATTTAGTTGGACTCAACCTTTACCTCGTTCAGGTAATTTATCAGGTTATGATGTTACTTATCAAGCAGTTGGTACTTCAATAAACACTCTTGATTATTCTGCTAATGAATATACTACTACAGCTACAGCAGGGGCAACTTCAATAAATATTACAAATAATGTTAAATTTGGAACAAAATACAAAGTTAAAATAAGAGCAAGCAATGACGCTGGTGCCACTGGTGAGTATTCAGAAGAATTTACATCTGCTGCTTTTACTAAAGTACCAAACCGTCCAAGTTCAACATCTATTACCCTTACCCTTAGGAACTCATCAACTGTATCTTATACGGGTACAAGTTTAAATGGATTTTATTACTATAACGGTAACAATTTTACAACGGGTTCTGGATACCTTTTTAATTCAAATCAATTTGGTAATAATATTGAATTTTATACAAATGCCATAAAAGTAGTTGAAAATTTAAGGTTAACCAATATTATAAGAGACGCTCCTGGTACTTGGACAGTAACAGGTAAAGTAGTTAAAGGTGCATTAGAAGATGAAAAAGTTCATACTATAAGTGCTTATGGTTATGTAACTGATGTTAATTTTACAGGAAGTGCCACTAGTAATACTAATTCAGATATAGTTTTTAGTGGTAATCTAACTACAGATACAGATAAATTTTGGCCTATAATGAATATTAATACATTCTATTTAAAATTTAAAAATACTATGGCTACTATTGGTGATGGGACTATAACTTTGAAGGTAGATGCTTCATTAGACACAACAGGAACTTTAAATTTTTCAGTTGATACTTTAAATACAGTACCTACAATAGCTGCAACAAAAAGTGTTAAAATGTCTGCTACTGCTAGTCATGATTTTAATTGTGGATTAGCTAATTTGAAAGCTCAAACGGGTTGTGATTTTTTATTTACAACAACCATTCAGAATTTAGCTACTAATGCTGATAAATATTATAGGAATGATAGAAAACAATTATTAATTTCTAATCCAGATACTACTAATAGAACTGTAAGAGTAAATGATATTACATATGGTAAAAATGACGCAGCAAATTCTGGCAACCAAATTGTTTATGCTGATAAAGATGTTGACGTACGATTATCAACAGCCAATAAAATAGGTTTGACGTACTTTACTTTAACAGCTTATAATATCAAAGGTTCTAGTAATACTACTGTAAGTATGAAGATTTATGCAGATAATAATTCTAGGAACAACACTACGAATAGGGTATCTTCTGGAACTTATGCTTCTACTTTTCAATTTTATGGAAGTCAAGTTTTTACACCTTCTGTAAATACTGATAGTACTTCTTTGGTAGTAACAGCTGATGCAGGTAAATTTTATATAGGAGGTGTAGCACACAAAACATTAACAGTTTTAAGAGGTACAACTTACACATTCAATGTAAGTGATAGTAGTAATAGCACACATGTTTTAAGATTCAGTACAACTACTAATGGTACTCACGGTGGAGGTACTATTTATACAACAGGGGTGTCAAATGCTAATAATCCAGGGACAGCTGGAGCTACTGTAACTTTAGCAGTTGATAATAGCGCACCTGATATACTTTATTATTATTGTACAGCCCATAGTGGAATGGGTGGAATGATTATAGTCAGAAGTTCAGCCAGTTCTCCATTTAGTCATACCCAAGCTTTAGGTAGTAATGAAATGTTATTGATTAATGGTAAGTATGAATCTTTCAATAATACTTATTATATAGACTATTCTAATCATAATACAGGATTGACTAACGCAACAACCAATCTAACGGGACATAATGGAGTTGATATAGGTGGTACTGATTATCTATTTGCAACTTTTACTTTAACTCCTACTGGAACTTGGTCTGCTGCCACTAGTACTTTAAATATTACTATTCAAAGTTATAGTGGATTTAGTAGAACAAGCGGAACAATAACAGAAGATGGATTATTATTATACATTTGGTTACCTTCTGCTCATTATACTGGAGAGTATTATTGGTATAATGCTAATGCTCCTTTTGATAGAGAAGATTCATTTACTACTAATACAGATGCTCAAAGAAAAGCAGGTCTAATTCCTATTTTAAATTCAAGAAGTACAAGTGGTGGTAATTTAGTGTATAGTTGTAGTATTCCAGCTAATACAACTAAAGAGAGTACTGTCCATGTAAGAATAGGACTAAAAAGTGATAATAATAGTGTTAAAAAATTTAGTGGTATAACATTGTCTGGATCATAAAAAAACCTTTGAACATTTAAAAATACTAGTTTAATTCACCAAATGTATTTTTTTCTAAATGACCTATCAGTTTTTTTAATTTTGAATCTTTATAATAATCTGTTGATGATAACCACTTACAATAAGAATAATCTTCTTGTAATATAAAAGCTAAATTTTCACCAGAATATTTACCAAAATTTATTGTATTTAAAGGATATTGGTTTAATTTACTTATAGGACCTGAACCCCCTAGACCCGGTCCTTTTGTAAGATACCAACACATCCAACAATGTATGTTATTGTTAATATAACACAACTTGAAATTACATTTTTTACATCTTTTTTTACGGATATATTTTATCCCATGTCTTTTACCTGGTAAATAATCTTTTTCTGCATATTTTATTTGATCATTACAATATTTACATAAATCTATGTCACCATTTTCATTTGGATAATTGAAACCATCACATTCGAACCAATCTAAACCACCATCTGAATCATTTTTCTTACATATTTTACATTCATTATAAAATAATGTATCCATTTTAAATATTAATGATTATAATTAGTTGATATGTTTATATTCTGAATTTTAAATATTTATGATTATAATTATTTAAAAATATAAAACTATTTATATTATAATTAAATACAAAATGCCTAATGATTTAAGTATATTCCAACAAAGATACCAAAATTCTAAAGACTTATTTATAAATTATATTAATAATAATGTAAATACAATTATTTTATATGGTGGTGGTGGTAATGGAAAAAGTCACTTAACTAATGAATTAACTAATGAATTAAATAATAATAGTTACAATGTATTTTCCCCAAACGATACTTATAATTGGAATAATGAAGATTTTATAAATAATATCAATAATCCTGAAAAAAAAATAATACATTTTTTATTCAATCCATTAACCTATTGGAACATTACTAATACTTCTTCTGTTGAACTTATTGATATGAGTAATATAAATGTAAGGGATATGTATACTCAATGATAACACAACAATCCGAAAATTTAGTGGAATAACATTGTCTGGTTCGTAAAAAAATAATGTATTTTAATAGTAAGTATGGCTTCATTCACAGCAATTGATAAAGAGAAGATAGATTTATTATTAAAGAGAGCTTTAGGATTTAGATATACCACAAGTAATCTTATTCCTGGTCAAGAAAATTTTCAAACATCATTTATATTAAATGAACAAATTTTTTCAAAGAAGTTACCTTTAGAAGCTAATTTAAGTTATAACGGAGTTTCTGATGCAACGCATACTCAAACAGGTGGACAAATAGCTTCTGCTTATCCTATGTCAGTACCTTCAGGTTTTACCCATATCAAAAAATATACAAATGTAAGAATGACAGTTATTCCTGGTACGGAAAATAGAGCATGGGAACCTTTTACTGTCACTAGTGGTAATGATGCTAATGTACTTAGGACTAAATTGTCACAAAATATTTCAGGTAATGCTAAATTCAAATTTTTATTATCTGTTGATGGTGTTACTGTAAATCCTTATAATTCACAATATACACCTGTTATTAATAATGGTATTTTAATTTTCTTTGGAGGAACAGTTCCAAGTGCAACAAGTACTATATTTTTTACAGAACTTTATGTGTATGATGGAGATTTTGGAGCGGCAGTAGAAGTAACAGAAACAGATTTACCTTGGGCAGAATTTTTTATAAGTACGTCAACTGAAGTATTTAAATTGTCAGCAGCACCTGGTAATACTACTTATAATATTATACAGTCATGGAAAGACCCTAATTATAATTCAACTATAACTGGTATAACAGTAAATAGTGCTCAAGCAAGTGGATTTTATAATAGTTTTACATTAAGTACTACTGGCCCTTATAAAATTAGTACTAATTTTAGTATAAGTGTTAAATGGATGAATTCATCAGGAGATGAAGTACCTTGTGTATTTTCAGTAGCAATTCTTTTTGGTACTGCTTCTGGAAACAGTACATTTTTATCAGCAAGCGAAACAGGTGATAATAGTATTGGTAAATATATTAGTAATGGTAATATTATAAATGGGTCTCTTGATGTTGTTAAATATATTTCTACAGGTACTGTCATAGGTTTAGGTATAAAATTAGACGACGACTTTCAACAGTCATTTTCAAATAGATTTGGAACTGTAAGAGGAGTTAATACAGATGCTAATACAATAGTTTTAGATACAACAGAATCTGATCTTAGTGATGCTTATAATGGTTATTCTATTACTATAAACAATGAAGTTAAACAAATAACAGATTATATCGTAACTTTAGTTAATGGAGTTACAACTAGGAATGCTATTCTTAATAGTAATTTTACAACAACTCCTACTACAGGTACAAGTACTTATAAATTAAGTTTACCAAGTGATACTTATTTTTCTTTTAATATTTTAAAAGCATCTTTTGCTGCTCATTTTATTAGAGGTGTACCTGGTCCTACTGGAGCTACTGGGGATGCTGGTGCTGCTGGTGCTGATGGTACAAGTTATAGTTCAAGTATTACTGATATAATAAAAGAAAGTTATCCTAATACAGTTACTACTACTAAATACTTTACACTAGCTGATTTAACTACTAATCCTGTTACTACAAAACAAACTTTATTGTTCAAATGGAATAAAAATAATTCTAACGGTACATTCTTTAAAGAAATTCATGGTGAAATTATGTTAGTGACGTATCATAAAACAACTGGGGATTATAATTATTATATCGAAGAGTTTTTATTAACTCATTCTTCTAATGGAAGTGTAAATCTTGAAAAATTTCAAGTTAAAGTAAAATTTTCACCTGATGTTAATACAGCTATTAATGATGGTGAATTTAGTTTTTTACTTTCAAATAGTTACAGTAGTACAGAAGGAGGTTTATTATTAACGGTTAAATCAAGTTTTTTAACTGAAGCAGCTGTTAGAATAGCTATTGAAAATCATAACGGTAATGCAGATATTACTTGGGGTTCTGATGCATTATTGACTATACCTTCTGGTTATAGTAGTAATGGAAGATTACTTTTTACTTCAAGTACATCTTCGAGTAAATATATAGGAGGTTTTTTATCTTTCCCAATTCATTTTACAACTGAGAGAGCTAATGCTGATATTTATTTTTCAGTAGTTGATACTGCTCCTGATAATTCTAAATCGGTTGAACAAACTAATTATACTGTAGCTTATAGTGCTGCTGATGTAGTGTCAACTGCTGTTAAAAAATCAGTTAAATTCCCTAGTGGAGAAATAGCTGTTTCTATACAGACAACTCCTTCTGTATATTTTATAGTATCTCCTGCTACAAATTCAGCTAGTTTAACATCAACTGTAAGTATTCTTCAACAAAATTCTCCTGGTTCATTAATCAGTCCTCCTGCTATAACAGTAGATGGAAGTTTAACACAAACTAAGAAATTAGATTCAACTAACACGGTAGTTTTTGATTTATCTTATAGTAGTTCTTTGAATGATATTGTAGCAGTTTATAAAATAACATTAAATCTTATGGCATTTACTAAAGTTAATTTCTTTTTAGCAAGTAGCGTTAGTACTGCTAGTGGAACTTGGTCAAGTGCTGATAATGGTACTTACCCAGGGAATACCCCCGGAGGACATGCTGTAACAGTTACTGGTGGTACTGGGACAGGAATGTCAGTACAAATAAGTTTTGATAATTTTGCAAATCCAATAATTAATAACATAGCTAATCAAGGTACTGGTTATAAATCTGGGGATGTAATCACTATTACTAAAACAGTAGGTGCAACAACATCTACTGTTCAAATGGTTTTAGGTAAAACAATGGAAGGAATTATAGAGTATTATTTTGTACTTTATGGAAGTACTATTAGTACTTATAAACAATTTGATATCAACAGTCTTAATTTTACGATACCTATACCTGTTTATAGTAGTGCTAACAATAATTTAACAGTTGATTTAAGTAATTACGCTAGTAATACTATGTCATTAAATGCAACAATATCCTTTGATAAATATGTAGGAATGGCTTAAGGGAATAATATTATTTTAAAGAGTTTGATGTCAATATCTTTAAAATAATATATTTAGTAATTAGTAAGTATGTTAGCGGCCTCTTTAACTGAAAAAGCGCTAGGTTCTAGGGTGGATGTGACAAGTGATAACCCAGTAACTAAATTAGGACCTTCTAGTGTGTCTTCTAACAGTGCATCTGATTATAGAATAACTATTGATAGTGCTAGGAAAGCATTGAAAAAAGGTTCCGTTGCATTTGATGGAGGTGTTGAAATTGATAAATTGAGAAGTAATTTAAAAACTAGTAATAAAATTCAACCTTATAGAACAGGGGACGGAGATGATAGTGATGATGAAGATATTGTTCCTAAACCAAGATATACTGTTGATTGTAAAACAGTTAATGATGCTATTTTAATACCTAAGGGTACAAATGCTCAGAGACCAGGAGAAACAGGTGCTTATACTATAGATAGTGTTACTGTATCTAAATTAGAAATTTACAAAGACGGAGTAAATCATATTGTTAAAGCTACTGCATCTGGAAGACACGGTATAGAAATTGGAGAAATAGCTAGTATATTAAACATTACAACTGTATTTGCAGAGAATATTGTTAAACAAACAGTAACTGCTATAAATACTACAGCTAACGCTAGTAATGGTATATTCTTTTTAACAGTTAATAATGGAACTACTGTTCCAACAGGATTTAATGATGGAGGAACTTATACAGTAGGTAATCCTAAAGTTTATACAGGTCTTACAGGTACAATAATAACACCACCAGAAGAAGGTTTAATAAGATTTAATACAGATTCTAAAATTTTTGAAGGTTATGCTAACAATGCATGGGGAGCTTTAGGTGGTGTAATGGATCTTGATCAAGATACTTATATATTAACTGAAAGTTCAGCAGGAGCAGATGAAGATAAACTTTATTTTTACACAGGAGGTACAAATAGATTAACAATTGATAATACAGGTAAATTATCATTATTTAATGCAGGTGGAGCAGAAAAATTTAGTGTTGATAATACAGGTGCAATAACTTCAGATGGTAATCGAATAGATAAAGTTAATGGGATAGGAGAAATTAAAAATTCTTCAACATTTAACAGTGGTAACACTAGCCATAAAGGACAAATTAACACAACAATGACACCAGGACAAGGTATTCAGGCTTTAGATAGTTGGATAGCTAATCATTTATTATATGATACCCAATTACAATTAAAAATTAATCCTGACGCTAGATTAATAGCTCATCAAATGAAATATATCGATAAAGTTATTAGTAATGCTGTATATGGTAGTATAGAATTTGAACATATTACACAAGCAAGTATGAACATACTTCCTAATAGGACTAACAAATATTATTATCCTATAATAACAGGATGGAAAATGGAATTACTTGACAGTACTGGTAATGTTTTAACACAACATTTACCAGCAGCTCTTAATATATCAGAACTTGCTAATAATTCTACTGTTCCTTCCATACAGTTACCATCAGGTAGTAATACTAACATAAGATTATATATTTCAACAGCTTCTACACCAGGTAATGGTTGGGGTTGGGATAATACAAATAGTATTTATAATGTAAAAGTTACCAATGCTTCAATTATTAATCATAAAGTAAGGATATATTATGAAGATTCTCAGAACACAACTTATAAAAATACACCTAGTACTACAGGTACTAATAAATCTTATTTATTAACTACTGACAATATAACAAGTATTACGTCAGTTGCTCAAAATTTAGGAATGAGAGTTGGATTTTTTAAAGAAGGTGTGACGTACACAGATGTTGTTCCAAAAAACAAAACAGTTACTAATAGTATAGCAACTGGTATGAAACTTCGTATAGAAACAAGTCTTAAATCAGTGAGTCCTCATTTAACAGTTACAATAACTGATCCTGGTAAAGATTATGTACATGGTGACACTTTATTGGTTTTTGAACCTAATCCAGCTTATATTGTAGCTGATAGTACATTAGTTGTAACTGTAACTGGAACACCTCCCAGGTTTTATATAGATGGAGTTGAAAGAAAAGCTTTAACTTTTGTAAGAGGTAATAAGTATATTTTTGACGTAAGTGATACAAGTAATAATAATTATTTATTCTTATTAAATACTGCTACAGACGGTGGAGGAACTGATTACACCACTAGTGTAACTAGGGTAGGAACTGCTGGTACAGCTAATGCTACTGTCACACTTGATTTAGATTCAAATGTTGTAAGTTCAACTACTGGTCAGAGTATTAATGTTACTGTGGATTATGATGGTTATTCGAATAAATTTTATATCAACGGTGTTATAACAGGAGATTTATTCTTATTAAGAGGTACAACTTATACTTTTAATGTATCTGATTCTACTAATACTGGGCATATTTTAAAATTCAGTACAACAAAATACGGTACATACAGTGGTGGAGCGGAATACACAACAGGGGTGACTAGAAGTGGTACCCCTGGGAGTACAAGTGCTACTATTACATTTGTTGTTCCAAGTAATTCCCCAGATAAACTTTATTATTATTGTAGTAATCACATTGGTATGGTTGGTAATAGTTCAATAAGTATATCAGATTCTCAGGCTGCTAATACTTTATATTATTATGGAAAATTAAGCGGAACTTTACAAGCTGGTATGGGTTCTTCAATAACTAATTCTACTAGTAATAATTTTCTTACAGGAACTTTAAGAGGAGTTAGTGTAAATGGTAATGTAACTACTGTTTCAATTTATGATACAGCAGCAGGTGATGCAACACCTTTAATAGGTATTAATAATGTTATTGGTAGTGGTAAATATCAATATTTACAAATTGGAACAGAATATCTTCTTATAACTAGTAATGTAACTACTGTTACAGAAGGGGCAACAACTAAATATAATATAACTCTTGGAGGTACTTTTACAAATACTGTAACAACAGGTGTTTCTACTTGGAGTATTTATAATACAAGAGAAATGACAGTTAGTAACCAAATACCAGTAAAAAGTGTCTCTTTAGTTGTTTCTGGTCCGCCTACTAATGGTTCTTTCACAAGTTCTGACGCATCAAGTGTTACAGCTGATTGGGATTTACCAACAGATACAGGTTCTGGAACAAATACAGATGTTAGAATAAAAGAATATAGAGTAGTCCCAAAAATTTTTGACAACATAGTAAGAGGTTATGATTTTAAAGTTTTTTCAATTAATAACATTAACATTACAAGTAATTTAGCAACAATAACTCTTACTGAAAACCATAATTCCAATTCAATTTCTATAACATGGTCATCAGCTGCATTTAGTAATGGTTTAATAACATTCGGTAGTACTACTAATGATACCGATCATTCTCAGTTTTTAGTAGGAGAAGATATTTTCATAACAGGTTCTCATTCTAATTTAAATAATACTAAATTTAAAATTAAAAGTACAAATATAAATGGAACTACTTTTAGTGTTACTATAATAGCTCCTAATGGGATAGATGGTTCTTCTAATTTAGGAACAACTGGTACTTTAAGAGTTCCTGATTATGTGTATGTATACGGTAATAGCGCATTAATAGGGTTATGTAGTTTAAATGCTGATAGAGCGACTAATCAATTAACAGTTCTTAAAACAGCAGCAAACGCAACAGTTACTGGAGGATTTCTAACTTTTGTAAAAAATAAAACAGCAGTAACAGTTAATAATAATTATGTTCAAGGTACTACACATTGTGATTCTGTATTAGCTTATACACCTCTTCCAGGTGGAAGATATACTTTCGAAGTAAGTGCATTGAGTGAATGGAATGATTCTTTTAATAATTATAGTACGTCATTAACAATACCTTGGAATTTTTCATTAAACAGCCCAATAGGTAATTCTTTGTTTACTGGTACAACTAATGATTATGTTAGCACTAAAAGTAATACAACATTTGTTGATTCAGGAAATGATGCTAAATATACATCTGGTGCTAATTCTGGTAAATACAGACCTGTAAGTAATAGTTATACTACTTTGTATGGTCCTCTTTATAAAAAGAGTAAATTAACTCAACTTTCAATAACTTATTCTGATGTACAAGGAAATTTACAAGCAAACCCTGGTATATTAGCTTTAGGGTATTTTAGAATTACAAAGATTAATGTATACAATAGTGGTGCTAATGTTTTAGCAACTTTGAATGTTGATGGAACACATGGTATAACAGCTACTGATACCATAACTACTTTAAGATGTAGAGAAGCTACTTTAAATTTTACTAATCAAGCTGTTGCTTCAGTAACTGCAAACACAATAACAATTAATTTAGGAGGTAGTCCTACACTTTCAAAAGGTTCTGGTGCTAATTCTGGAAGTCCAAATGTTTATAGTGGAGGTATTTTAAAGAAAGGAAGTAATCCTTTTTGTAATTTAAAAATAGAAAGTTTTCAAAGTACTAATGTATTAATAGAAACAAGTAATTTTAACATTGGTAATGATACAACTTGGAGTGATATTGATACTAACACTACTGATACTATTACAGTCCCTGCTATGAATAATTTAACTGTAACCACTGGTGGTCTTGCTGATAAATACACTGGAGATTATACTGGTTTTTATACTAAATTTACACCTGTTATTACTCTTAAGAATACAGCTAATTTCGCAGCAGTTAATAATTTAGGTTATTATTTAAAATCTACACAGACAATACTAGGTAATACATTTGATAAAAGTACAGAAACAATATTCGTTGAAAATTTTGATGTTACTCCAACAGGTAGTAATGTATGTATTATTCCAGCAGCTGTTTCACCCGAAGTGAGTATATGTGGTATACCAATAGTTAACCCAACGACAACTTATAAAATACAATGGAGTGTTAGTAATCTTGCTAATAATTGGTATCGCGGTGATAAACAAATTTTTAATTTTGACATAACAGATGATTTAAGTGTTGGTACAATATCAATAGCTTCTGCGTTAAAAGTAATAAATTTAGACAGTATAGCTAACGGAGGACTATTTGTGGGAGTTGGTAATTTAAGTGAGTCTACTACTGCTAAAAGCTTTAGTACTGCTCCATTGAACGCTAATACTCAGTATCGTAAAGAAATTGCAATTTCGACTTTTTTCGAAAATACTAGTTATGGTGAAAAAATGAAGATGACTGTAACACTTTATAATATCAATGGGACGAGTACGTCAAACGGGAATGTAAAAGTTGATAATTCAACAAATACTGGAAGAATGAGATTCGATTATCCTAGTTATACACATATTACAAGTGTTATACATTCAACAACAAGTAGTAAAGGACAACTTGTACATTCAGGAACAATAGCTGGAGATGCAGGTAGTGTTAATAGTTGGTGGAGAGTAAAAACTGGAGGTACTTTTCCAGGTATTACAGCAGGTGATACTAATTTTGGAAAACCTTTTGTTCATAGTGAAAGTTTATTGGCAAGTGTTAATATGCAATTAGTAAATGGTTCTTTTGTAACTCCTAATAATAGTACAGGATTTCTAAATTATTCAGATGTCATGAATGTTAATCTTAATTATACTACTATAACATCGGATACTAAATATCGTTGGGTATCTTTTAAATATACAAATTTATTCACATCAGCTAGTGGTGCTAACCCATTTTTAAGGTTACAATTTGATGGTACTAATTTTAATACAACACAAAGTCTTTATAGTGGTACAAACTTTTCTGATGATAGTTTTGTGTACGTCAAATTAGTTGTAAGAAATAGTTCAAATGGTATTGTTAGTCAAACTTATTGGCTAAATGCAAATACTATTAAGGGTTCAGGTAATATTGATTTAACAATGTGGGAAAATAATGCTGCTGCTTCTAATGGAATTTATGTAGAAACACCTGGAGCAACTTATGATTATGGTAATTCTACTCAAGGTGGAATAAATGCAGCAGATTTCGCAACTCGTTCTACTGAAAAAGATAGATATATTTCATTAGGTGTCCCTAGTTTAACAAATGATGGTACTGACTATGTAGTACATTTATATGTAAGTGTAGCTATTCGTTCAAATAGTAATAAAACATTGAAGAGTGTAACAGCTTCTATTACTCAATAAAAGGTTTAAAAAAAAATATACTATTTAAATAAAAGAGATGTCTTTTGATAATGATGAAAAGATTAGTCTTCTATTTAAGAAATTAGTTGGAAAACCATGTACGTCAGGTTCTATAAAATTTTATAATGAACCTTCATTACAAAATAGACAAGTAATTTTTGACAACCAGATTTATCAAAAACCAGTTCCATCTTCTATGAACAATGCAGCTTTTTCTGGAGCTAGTTCTAATGTGATACGTAAGAGTAATAATACAACAATTTCTACAAATGGTAAAATAAAAGGAACTATAGTGAATAATGTTGATTATACAAATGTTACTAAGTACGTCAGAATTCCTTTAATTCAATTAGTAAGTGGTAAAAATGATGCATGGGTAGCCCCTACTACTACTACTAATGAAACACCAGCAGTTGAAGTTAGTAATTTATTGAAAGATACTATACCATTTACATTTGGGAATGGTACTTTTTCCGTAGTACTTGAAAAGAAAACTACTATAGGTAATACTTTTGTAACAATACCTCTTGAAGTTCACGAATGGTTTTTAGATACAGATGTGGGAGTATTAACTTTTTTTGGAAGCACTTTTAGTACCGCTTTCAGTCCTTCTAATACTTATGATCAAGTTCCTTATCTTACTTTTTATAGATACGAAGGTTCGAAAGGTATTTCTAATTTTTCTGGAAGTGTTACGATGAATGATTTAACTGTTACTGGTAATTTTAATCTTCAAGGAAGTGCTGCTCAATTTAATATTGAGGCTACAACTATTAATATGGGTGAAAATTTTTTAAAGTTAGCAAATGGTAATACAGCTAGAGGTAATGCAACTGATCTTGGATTTTATGGAGAATATATAAATATAGACGGTAATGATTCAAGCGGTAATACTTATTACGCTGGTCTTTTGAGAGATGCACCTAATGGTAAATGGATATTATTCGAAAATTCTTCAACTAGTGGAGATAGCGGAACTACAATAAGTGAAGATAACTATGCAGGTTTGAATGTTGGTTCTGTTAGGATTATGAAATCTGGAAGCGGGACAGCAACTGGTGTTTTACATGTAGGTACAAATATAGCAGGATATGTTTTCCCTGCTAATAGAGGTTTAAATGGACAAGTTTTAGCTGTTGATAATGCAGGTAATCTTAACTGGGTTAATAATGGGGGAGGTAGTTCATCTACATTTCAAATACAAAACGGTAGAGTTTCTGATCTTTTTTATGCATCCAATATCCTTATAGGGGGTAACACTAGTCTTAAAAGTAATGCTTACAAATTAGAAATAATAGGTAATGCTAATTTTACAAATTCTATCGTTATAGACCCAACTACTGCTGCTAATGTTACCAATTATAAAGGTACAATACGATATGATAATAATTTAGGATTTCAAGGATACCATGATGGACAATGGTCAGCTTTAGGTAGTTCTAGTGGTGGTTCAGGATCTGAAGTAACAGGTGCTGGTTTGGCTACATTTGATATGGTATCTAATAATGATAATGTTTCTCTTTTATTAAAAACAATGGGAAATACTAAAGATTCAACAGTTGATATACATTCAACCAGTGGGACTAGTAAATTAGTATTAACTAGCAATAATAATAGAAGTACAACTTTAAAAACAACGACTGACGGGTTGAACATTAACAATAGCATAGTTATAGGAGATTCCCCTAGTTATTATGACAATAGTAACACAGAAGGTTCAATAAGATTTAAAACTGTTGGAGG